AGCAATCTCAACAAAGAATTTTATTATTTTGGAGAGGAAGGCGATCTAATCCCATCCCCACGTTGGGAGATCAGAGAGACAGTTGACAAATTTGTTTCTCAATTTATGCAATCAATCGAATCAGAGAGGGACTTTCAAGATGACTAGAGAAGAGTATTTACTAATCTATTCAGCATTTAGACATTATAGATGCTTAATGACTGACGAGGAAGAAGTATTATCCGAGAAAATACTTGATCAACTATTCTATCCACAATTTGACAAACTTAAATCAGTATCATGAGTAAACCAAAAACCACACCAAAAGAGAAAATGATTATCGGACTTATGGAAGAGGTCATTAACATACTCTCAACGTGTAAAGACCTATCAGACCCCGAATTTTCGACCTATGAGGTTATGAAGCACGCAGTTGACACAGAAGTGTATTATCCACTATACGATTAAATCCAATGAATTCTACTTACATTTTTAAAGATACTCTAACCACAGAAACAGAGTTTATTCCTATGCAGACTATTGAGAGCGAGGAATTCGGCAGGCACTTCTTTATTGACATTGCTTTCAATTTCCTTAGTGCACCATCCTACAGTAGTGGAGGATATGACAAAAGTCAAATAGATTATGTTTCAGAGTGGACTGATCTCGAGGGAGTTGATCTAGGCAAGTTGTTAGACATTAATAGACGTCTATGTTGGAATCAATGGCAAGAAACAAAAGATAAGGCACATAACGATTTTGTTGAATACATGGATGCAGTTGAAAATGGAGAGATAGAATACTTATGATTAAAATGTCAACCCTATTTGTGACAGTTGTATTAGTGGCACATACTTGCACACTACCATACAATTAAGCACTATAATATTAATATAAACAAAGCAAAGTTTTCAACTATGTCAACTACTAGAGTCAGACCTTACGGAAAGCAAATTTCTAACAAAAAAGGTTTAAACATTGATCTTACAATAGGTCAATACGAAATGCTTTATAACCTACTATGTGATGCATATGACAGAGGTTATGACCAGAGACCTCGTATCGATACTCAAACTTTCGATAATATGTTTGATGCAGTTGTTAACGCTACGGAGACTTATCTAAAATGAAAACAGTTGACGTTTACGACTTGCTTACCGATCGGGAGAGAGAAACAATTACCGATCTCTTAATGGAAGCATACGTTAGAGAGACTAACGAAACCCCATTTCTTTTTGAAGTGGTTACAAACATTATAGTGGAGGACGATTAAATGAGTTGCATACAAAACGAGACAATCCTAGAAAATCTTTATGATGAAGTATGGGAGGAGTATAGAAAAGAAAACAATTTGACATTAAATCAGATGTATCACTTAGAGCAAGATGAAAAATCTGGTATTATGTCAATGTTAGGAGATCAAGCAACCGCACGTTTTGAGGAGTTAATTCAATAATGCCACAAATCAATCTCACAATCGAAGAGCATCAATCACTCACAAAACTGTTAAGTCATCCTAAAACAGACAAGTATCGAAACAACTTGTATGATAATCGAAATTTCGACTCAATGCAAGAAAAGTGTTTTGATGCAGTAAACAATCTCACAATAGAGGACTTTTAATTATGCATTTATACAAAGTAACCGATCTTGACCTATATCTAAGCGAAGTTGGAGACGGAGACCCCGATTTGCAGTTTACACCCCAAGAGGAGTATGTAATGCACCAAAGATGCCTAGGTAGATGGAGAGCGAAGGACGATAACGACCTAAAAGAGCAAATCTTTAATTTCATAGGTTATCACGTCGAATACATTGAATACGAAATCAGAGGTTAAAACAATGAGACATTTAATTCCATTCACAAAAGACCAAATTTCAATAATTGAAACAAGTCTTGAAGCATCACTTAAATACGCAGATAGCGAATATATCGAAGAAGTTGATGCAATTCTAAAAGAAATCAAAAACAACACTAGATTTTAAGACTATGATTAATTTAAGTCTATCATATGATGAGAAATATGAAATCATCAAACTCTACGATATCCTAAGAGATATGGATTTTGAGTTAACTGACAAACAGTCAGCAGTATTTGACAAAATACAGGAAGCAGGTTATAATTAATATTATGAATGACATTTTCCAGGAAATTTTGAATGACCTCGACACTTTGACAGCAATCAGAGGACAGCAGGCACAAAAAACTAACATATATAAGAATACTAAACCAGTTGCAATAAAGTTGCCACCAAACTTAGTAATCCGCACAATTCCGCACTAATGCGGACGCCAAATTTTTTATGGACTCTAATCCTCTAAGCGACTCACTACCCAAGGCAGGCAAGTCAGAAATTTATGCACTTTTTGCCCTACCAGTAGGAGTCTATAGTTGCCCCAATTTTGCTACAGTTAAAAAAGAGATATTCAAGTGGATAGAAACTCAGGATATCAGACCAGAGCATGATCGATTAGCAATAACTCACAATGTATCACAAATTGGAAAAAGAAACACAATTCTCGAAGACAATGGGAGCGTCGCCGATTTTTTGCTAAAGAGTTGCAAAGACTATAACGAGGGAGCATATTACTATGACCTCGATTTTGCCATATCTGATGCATATCTTGAGTTAGCATCTAAGGGAGCATTATATGCACCACATGAGCATTCTAATTGTATCTACTCAGCAACATTGTTAATAAACTACCAAGAGGGACATTCGCCTTTGAAGTTTAGAAGGAATGTAGCAGGAAGTTATTACCCAGTTATGCAATTCCCTAATAAGGATTATACAGCATTTAATATGACTGAAGCAACCGTCCCAATGCAGGAAGGAGACCTTATAATTTATCCGTCTAGTATGACACACGGATACGAGGGTAACCCCTATGACGATCGTGTAAGCATGACAGTTAATTTCATACCAGATAAGTGAGTTTTCCACAGGCAAAAGAGACAATGTGAGAAACAATAAAAATATGAAAATAAATATACTTACGTCTTGTATCTTTCAGTTGTCTAAGAGCGTAGCACAGCGAAGTTTTTTTGTCAAGTAATACGAGGACACCCAGACAAGTGGCACATGGGGGTTGACTTTTTGCCCCAAATCGCTTATGATAATTAGGAAGTTAAGTAATTGACTCTTTTTGCCCGCTTATGCCTTTTGATGCTACTTCGCCATTTACAGAGTATAACGACTTACTAAAGAGAGCGAAGCAACTAGAAAAACCTAGAAGAAATGAAAAGGTTTTCTCAGGGAGTTTTCCACAGCCCACGGAAGGGGACGCGGAGGGGTCTATATGAGTAAGGTTTTTCAACTTCCGACTAGTCCCCCAGTTAATATAAAGATATGGGAAAAGTCTCGGAAATACTTCTGGCAGTATGACTATTTGGGGTGTACGAAATATGGTCCATTTCGATCCCAGTCTCAAGCACTAGATGATGCAAACAGACACAGCAGACAAATATGACTATACCGCACAAACTCACGGTATTATTAGACCTATATGAGAGCGGAGGATTACCACCCGATGAATTAATAGACATGTGTCAGCAATTAATTGATTATGGGTTAAATGAGAGTCTAACACAGTATACACCCCTATGTGAGTATATGATCCTGGAAGGGATGTGTTATGATGTACCAGTTGAATAAGTGGCACACACATACCCCACTCTCCTGGAATATGGGTTATTATAATAATATAAACAAACAGGGGCACACATGCAACTAACACCAATCGCAGCAAACCAAACAGAAATCGAAACAGATACAGCAAGAATATTTTTCAGTTATAAAACACCTGTTGCAGCGTATGTATTCGGTAAGGGTTATGTAAGGACAGAACAGTTCTGGAGCGTAACAACTAGCAGACATATAAACAAGTGGCTCAGAGGTGGGTATTCAGACTTACCAGAGTGTGCAGAGGTCACACAGGACTATCTCAACAATCTTGTATGAGACACACACAGAAACAGATCAACAGTAAAATGTTGATCTTTTTTTATATCTAATAATCCGATATATAAAAATGCCTACTTCCCTAACCTACAAAAGTATCCCAAAGCGAGTGATTTGTTTTATCGATATGAAAAAATTTTTCCAATATAAAAATCCCCCTGAGAGGTCGCATGGGTAGACGACTGAAACAACAAGAGATTGAAAAGGAATACTCACACTTACTCGGAGAGGAGTGGCGAAGTATTCATTCATGGAGTTGCTACCATTGTGTAAGAAAATACTATCGGTTGTATTGCAATCGTGATCTAAGAGACTTTACTAAGTTAGATCAGATATATGCTTTTACTGATAATGCTATTGAAACGGAAGAGGGAGAATATGTAATGAAGAGTGAGATGTGGGAGAAAGCATCACTTGACTCTTTGCAGAAAGATGATATAATACTCTTTAGACTATGGTATACGCCTCTAGAAGGGGGTTATTCTAAGAGACATGGGCAAGCACCTAACCACGGAGGTGTTTATCTGGGTGATGGGTTTATGCTTCATCATCCTTATAGGGGACAGTCTCAGATTACAGACTTAAAAGCACCTGGTAATAGCTTCTATATGGAGACATGCGTAGGTGCAATTCGTGGTAAGTCTACATAAGATGTATCAAACATAACATCCTACTAATGAGTAATAGATATACTCTAACAATAGAAGACGATGACTATGGCGATTTATTCATCACACTGCCAGTTGAATTATGGGAAGAGATGGGATGGAAAGCAGGCACCAAATTAGAATATACCGAGGAAACAGACGGCTCCATTATATTGAAAGCCATTGACGAATAAAAAAATCGCGAGCGTGAAACATGCCAGTTAAATCAACGAGTCCTATTAGTTATGGGGATCCTTCTAATCCGACTCAACCTCTGCCAACGGCAGGAATGGACGATATGGAAAAAATCGCTTTCTGCCTAGAAAAGGTCGGTGAAGGATTAGAGAATCTTGCCAAAAGGACTGCTATCTGCGAGGATGCCATTCGTAAGTATCCTAAACCTGGTCCTGATATGATTCAGTATAAACCAGAAGGGTATGAGAAGCATCTGAATATCAAAGAAGTATTGGACGATCTGTATTCACGACTAAATAAGTTGGAAGAGCGTCTAGGTTGATTTGGCTTGCTACATCCTATCTACTAAACGATCGTTTCCCAACCCCATAGACGGTGAAGACTATGTAAAACCCTTCTTCGACGAAGCAAACAACGAATCTTATGAGATTGAGTTTCAAGGAGAAGGTCCTGGCACTATGCCACTAGGCAAAGATATAGTGCATTACATAGGAGAAGAGCAGAAAACCTGCATTGCAAACTGTGATGACGGTAGACAACCTGTTTATCGCTTCTATAGAGGTAGTAAAGACGATCACAAATACGCAAAAACCCCAGAGTTGACAAAAGAGCATGCTATTGGGGATGATGAGTCGTGGCAAAAAGTATTAAGAGGGTATAATCCAGAGCCTAGACAGGGACAGATCCCTGTTTTTTACTTGATGAATACTCAAGTTGCAAATTCTGTGCCTGTTTATATCTGGTATCGAGGAGAAAGAGACGATAATACAAAACTATCACTATCAAATACACCTCCTACGAGTAATAATGGTAAACCATACTACCTTGTAGGGACTCTAGGATATATTTTTACGTCAGAAAGTGATGCAAATGCCTATGCAGGGACAGGAGAGACCGCTGTGCCCCTCTATCATTACTTCTATAACCCAGAAGATGACTTCTATACTATCAATCCTGCAGCAGAAGTTAACCTGAGTGGTGGTCCTATCGCTCCTGCAGAGGCGAGAGCAGGTCAATATGTATATCAGGGTATCTTTGGGTATGTTTTTCAAGGAGAAAACCCCGATGCATCAGATAATGAGTTTAAAGATGTAGGTAAAATAGGTCCTACTGGTCAATGTGTAGACAAATCAGGTTGGTATACATGGGGAAACAGTGGATCTGGGTTTACATATAACGATTATAGAGGAAATAGGTTTGGGACTAATTCATTTGGTCAACCTATAGGCACACCAGGTGTTGCAGGGTTTGGTGAGTCGGGAAATGCAGGTATTGTAGGTGGTGTGCAGGCAGATGGAGACGCAAACTTCGAGTGGTTGTATGGATTAAACGGTGCAGTCAAGGGAGCAGTGCCCAGATTCCTAGGATTCCAGACTGCATATGACTCACAATACATGTATTATCTGTATGATACGTCGTATCCGTGGAATGGACCTGTATTTGGAATACAATATCAACTCTCAGATGCGAAATGTTGCCCAAATGCAACTGTAAATGATGAAGATGTGTGTATTATGACGACAGAATGGTATTCTCACTTCTATCAGATCCGTGAAGACTCGTGGAAAACGACTAGGACACGCATAGATGTCTCAGGACCTGCGGGATCTGGCGTAGAAGAGTCATTTAGGACTGCGGATACAGACACTACAAGGATATTTTTTAAATATTTGACGACAACTGGCACATTTAAGAAGGGTGAGCAGATAAACGGATGGAATATTGCGGGCATTTTCTACTTCGGTGGCAAAATGAATGCGGGATATATGGAATTAACAGCGGATGGACGCAAGAGAGGCAAGAAATTTACCTATCAAGAGCAGTTTTCGAGCAAACCTTACCCTGTAGACGAAGGTGAAGACCCAGCTCCTAGTGCAACTATACAAGTTTTAGCAGGATATGGCATAGAAGACAAGGCAGCCTTCTTTGGAGTGTATGAATTTGAGAAAAATATCTCATACTACAAGGTAAAATTAGATCCAAAGGCACTCATACCGACACGCACACTCGATTTAGCAGAGGCAGAAGCGATTGTAGACACTGAAGGTAAGATTGTTGAGATCAAAGTTATCAATGGTGGGGTCGGATATCGCAATCCTACCGTAACTGTAGCGGAGCCTGGTCAGTTGGAGGAGTTTAGTAGCACAGATACAGCACGTCAGATGCGTGGTGCCTTCCTTAGAGACTACGGATCACCTGTAAAGTCCTTCCCAGAGTATAATTCTACTGGTGAAATAGGTGAGCAGAAGATATCTTTAGACAAATTTGAGCGTAGGCAGCTCCAAGTGTTGCAAAATAGGAAGGAAAGAGAGTTTGATACGGTGCAACAATTCCGTAATGCAGAGATTAGAGTCGGAAGAATCACTAAATCAGGTATTATTAAGCGTATTGACGTGATAGATGGTGGATCTGGATACGATCCACACTTCCCTCCACAGGTTTACATCGCAGAATCAGGTCTTTCTATAGATGTAGAGACAAAATACGACGAGCCTACACTAGATTCCTCTCAAATTGACATCGAAGAGATGTTTGATTTTGAGACTGAGGGCAATCCGCTCAGTAGTGACGTAGTTACAGACGAAATGGCAGAGGTAAATAAGGGTTACACTAGCAATATTCCGATTACATACATGGAATACGCAGAAGTTGACCCAGAAGGTAAGACAGTATTGTGTCAAAACCTCCCTGCGGACTGTATACAGATAGATATGGGTCTTCCTTTGGTCGAAGCAATGCCTCCCGTAGAGACTTTTGAGAATTTGAGTGCACAAGAGCCTCCACAAATGATGTTAGGACCTAATGAAACCTCATCTCCTGCTGCAGAGAAGTTTTCTAGCGGTGTATATTCCGATATTTTAGGTGGATTGCAGCAATCTGGTGCGGACAGCGAGTCATTTAGTGGTCTCTACGGAAGTTTTAACGGAAATAGGTGCATGATTGTTGATCAACCAGTGATTCACAACATCAAAAAGTGGTTTCAGATGCCTTGTGCGTATATGGAAGCGGAAGAAAACCCAAGATCCAACTTTTATGGCGAAGTGCAAGACGAATTTAGGGCATCGCGGAAGGCATTTGGGTATTTACCTTGGAAATACTGTGCTCCGCATGATGAAAAAGCAGAATTTACGGTTTCTCTGTCATTTGACGGAAAAACTACTGGTCCTCAAGGTCAAGATTTTATGAAATTCTTAAATTCTTTACCAAAACCTAAAATTACACCTAAAAGAAACGTTGCAGGTGGGTATAAAACATGGAGTTGCACTAGAGGTAATGTGCCAGGTCGCTGTTATCGTGGTAGTAACAATAGTATAGAATACGTCCCAATCGGACTTGACGAAAATACATATGATTATAACCGTAGCAGTTATACTAGAGCACAACAATTCAGTTTGTGGTTAGGAAACAACCTAGATGGCAATCCTACAGACGCTACAGTTAATTGGCAATCAACAGTACCAGATGGAGAAGGTGGCACAAACACAATCAACGGATCTCAAAGCTATACTAACTTTACAGTCAATAGCGGGTCTTGTCCAAGTGACCCTACCAATATTCCTCACGATTGTTGGGACAGGTATGTGCGTAAGGGCAGTAACACAAATGGACCTCTTGATGTCTACTGCGGATGGGATGACAGTGGAAACCCTCTTGCAGGACAAACCTATTATGAAATCACACCACCATCTGCTTTAAGTAGTCAATCGGGTGCAGGACAAGGTAATTGGCCAGGTACTGGATCTGGTCTATGTCAAAACTGCAATGCATTAAATCATGTTGCAGACTGCTCTATTGCCGTTGACCCTAAACGTATGGAAACAGAGCGTTACAGGATCAAGATGGGTGACTACACAGGCAAGATGCAAATAATGAATTATCTAACTGGTGGCACAAATGCACTGGCAAGAAGTATTAAAAACTTAGGTAATCCATTCTTCGACGAGTGCCAAGATAAATACCCATATCTGGATGGCAGAGAATTAGAGGGACAGGGATAATGGGATTTGGATTTCTAAAACCAGTTGCTGCTATCAATGGTCTACCTGATTCTGGACATGGGTTGTGTTTACCTCCCACAGTCCACAGCACGGAGGCATGCGGAGCTATCCCGAGGACAAGGACTATTCGTATTAAGGAATATACTTGTTGGTGGCCACCTCTTAGTCTAATACCTTTGACACCTTTAGCACCAAATCGTGCTACAGTATTAGTCAATGGTTTCCCCATCATGTTGGCGGGTGATAAATTCATTGTACACCCATCTGCATGTACGAATATAGTGATTCATATGTGTCCATGTGGTAAATCACTATGTCCAAAACCAACGCCCTACCCTTGCTCGGTATTAACGACAGAGGATAGAGGTATTGGACATGATAGGACTCTATATCCTACAACCTTAACTGTGTTTGCACTCAAGCGATTGATTGCTAGACAGTTAGACCCACTAGGAGTCGGATTTCCTGGCTTCTCGTATCCTTGCTCATCAGTCGTAGCATATGGCTCGATGAATGTATGGGCAGGTTAGTAAACTTATTAAATTATTATGGCAACACGATCAAACATGTTTGTATCTGGCGGAGTAGATACAAGACCAAAGAAAACTAGACAAGGTAAAAGTCAAAATACTAAATTGTCTGCTACCTCAAGAAATAAGCCTCGTAAAAAGTATCGTGGACAAGGCTAAATAATAAAGTAACCTATATTATGGCAAAATTCATTATTAATGCATAGTGTCATACAGAATTCGATCAGATAAAAACATAAGTCGTGGTTTTAGAGATTTTGCAATGTCTTTCAAAGCAAATCCTAATAGCCGCGACTTTGGTGCTGTCAAAAATGAGAATGCAATTAAGCAGGCAGTCCTAAATCTGATTAAAACCGATATTGGTGAAAAACCCTTTCAGTATGATGTCGGATCTAGAGTAACTGGACTACTATTTGAGCCTTATGATGTTTTTACAGGTGAGGCAATCAAAGATGAAATACAAAGCACTCTAGACAGATACGAAAAACGCATCAGAGTAATGTCTGTTAATGTGCAAGACGGTTTTGACACTAACTCATTAGAAGTTAGAGTTGAATATACAATCGTAGGAGAAAGAATCACTAAAGAGATCGACTTTATACTAGAGAGGACGTAATGGCTGCAGTACCATCAGAATTAACCTCCTTAGATTTCTTTGAAATCAAGGAATCGATAAGATCATACCTCAGGACTCGATCAGAGTTTACTGATTATGACTTTGAGGGATCTGCTGCGTCTTACCTCTTAGACATTCTTGCTTACAACACATACTATACTGCATTTAATGCAAACATGTCTCTCAATGAGGCATTCTTAGAAACATCTACTGTCAGAGACAATATTGTTAAGGTTGCTAAGCAACTTAACTACACTCCTCGTAGTGTAAAGTCTCCAAAAGCATTTGTGACAGTAACTGTGCAGACTTTAATCGGTGCAAACGGTCTAACTTACCCTGAGCAGGTTACAATTAACAAAGGTGACTCGTTTAGTGCTGAAAATAACTTTGATGACTATATTTTTACAATTCTAACTCAAGTCCAAGCACCTGTTGACCAATCTACAGGTAAAGCGACGTTTAGATGTCTTGCAACATATCAAGGTAACCTTCTTACTTACTCATTTGTTGTTAATAACACAAGAAGACAAGAATACATCATTCCTAGTGAAGATGTAGACACTGAAAGGATGATTGTTTACATATCTCCTTCTGTGCAGTCATCAGAAATTGATATTTACAATAGAGCAACCTCATCTGTTAACTTAGACAGTAATTCTCGTATTTACTTCCTTGAAGAAGTTGATGATTTACGTTATAAGGTAATTTTTGGTGATGGAGTGTTAGGAAGACAATTAGTTGATGGTGAATTTGTAAAAATTGACTATGTAAGGACAGTTGGTAAAGAAGCAAACGGTGCAAGAGACTTTACTTTCATTGGGACAGCAAATGACAGCGAAGGACGTATAATTAGCAACAATGCTATTAGTGTTGTTACCGAAAACCAAGCAGCAGACGGTGAAGACAGAGAATCACCTGTATCAATCAAGTATAATGCTCCTAGATTGTATACAACACAAAACAGAGCAGTAACAGAGAGAGATTTTGAGAATCTAGTAAGACAACTCTATCCACAATCACGATCAGTGGTTGCATATGGTGGTGAGAAGTTAAATCCTCCTGTTTATGGAAAAGTTTACGTTGCAGTTAGACCTAAGACTGGATCTAAGTTAAATGAGACTACAAAAGTCAGAATTAAGAATCAATTAAAAGATTATTCGATCGGTGCTATAGATCCGATCATCATTGATCCTACAACTCTTTATGTTATTCCTAAATCTTACGTTTACTATAATGGTAATGACACTAATCTTAGTTCTAATGACCTAAGGACTAAAGTATTAAAAAATATCGACGATTACAACGCACAAAATGCTGCAAATAGATTCAACAACAGATTTGAAGGATCTAAGTATGCAGGAGTAGTCGATAACTCTGATCCTGCTATCTCAGGTAGCACAACTCAAATTACTTTAGGTCAGAATCTTGATACATTCCAGTTTGGTCAAGTATTCAACCAATGTCTAGATTTCAACAACCCTTTATTCCGTCCAGGCGACTATTCTGGCACTAGTGATGATAATGGCACTGGCGATGGAAACGGCACCTCAGGGGACGGCACAGATGGGTCTGACGGCACATGTAAACCAACCTTCTCTGTAGTTAAATCAGGCACATTCTATGCAACTGGATATACTGAGAGTCTTCTTAATAATGCCAACTTAACTAGTGGTGTTGTCCAAGTAGATACTGCAGTTTTTGACTCCAATACCTCACAAACTCTTGTCCCTGTAAATTTAAGAGATGACGGTAAAGGTAACATGATGTTAGTTACTATCAGAGATGAGGCAGAAGTCATTTTAAACAATAATGTCGGGTCAGTCAATTATAATACTGGTGAAGTATGTGTAGGACCTCTAAACGTTGCACTAACACCTGACGATACAAACAGAATTCCAGTGGTTGTCTACCCTAGCGGTGGATCACTTGAGCCTCCTGCAGGCACAGACCCAATTATCTTCAACCCAGACGTAAACCCAATAGATTACACGATCAACGACTTGTCAGTCCCTATCTTCGATCCTAATAATTTCAGTGGATTTAACTTTGGTGGTGGAGAGCTAAATATACTTGATTACCCCACGGATACATTCACTTATCCCGATATAGAAGACTGCTTCTAAGTTATGTCTAGAGTACAGGTTTCTGACAGAGTTGAGCAACAGTTACCTGATTTTATTAAATCAGAAGACCGTGCCTTTGTCCAACTACTACAAGAATACTACAAGTCACAGGAAAAAGTAGGTAGACCCTATGACATCCTTAATAATGTACTCGATTATCTTGACTTAGACACTTATCAGTCAAATGTCTTAACATCTGAGACAACTGTGCTTCAAGCAATAGGTTTGAATGACACAGAGATTGTTGTCGAAGATATTGACGGATATCAAGAAAGAAATGGTAGTATTAAGGTTGATAATGAGATCTTATACTATGAATCGGTAACCAGAGGTCCTGATGCTATCATGACACCTGGTATTGCACCACATGAATTTAAGAAGAAAGAGCAAGCACTAGAAAATCCATATTACCAGTTTGATGGCGTCCAAACCACATTTCCACTAAAGTATCAGGGTAACCCAGTTAGTCCTGCGTCTGTAGATCACTTAATAGTTACTGTCTATAATGTAACTCTTAAACCTACAGTAGATTACACTGTCAATGGCACTAATATCATCTTCACAGTGCCCCCTAGAGCACCCCTAGGAGGCGATGACCAAGGTTTTACTAAGATTGTCTATCTTATAGGTTTTGCTGATAAAACCATTGTTACAATGGATCCTGTCCCATTCTCAGAATGGCAAGGCACAAAATATTATCCTCTAAGAGTAAATGGATCTGCATATACTCCAATTTCTGATGTTTCACTAATTGTCAACCGCTCAGGACAATTACAAACACCTTTTGAGCAGTTTAATGTTTATCAAGATACTCTTGTTGCTAAGTTTGCTCTTGGTAGTCAAGATACTCTTCACGTTAGAGCGATTGAATTTGTCCCTGCAGCATTTGGTAGTGGTGCAACAGCTGTATGTAATGTTATAGAGAATAAGATTGATAATATCTTAGTTAAAGAAGGTGGTAAGGGATATAGACTTGATTTTGCTCCTAGAGTAAATGTACAAACTGCTACTACTGGTGAATATGCTACTGCACACAGTTTAGTTGCAGGTATTAAAGATATTCAGTTAATTTCTGGTGGTCAAGGTTATACATCTTACAATCCTCCTATTCCTTTAGTTACTGCACCTAGTAATCCCAATGGTAGACTTGCAAAAGTATCTTTAACAGTTAATGATACTACTGGAATGGTTGATACTGTCACTATTACTGACTCTGGGTCAGGATATGACTTTGTGCCTGTCATTACCTTCAATAATCCTGGCGGTGCAACTATTAGCGATGCAACTATTGATTCTGAAGGTAGACTTAACGTAGAAAGCATTACAGTTACTTCACCAGGTCTTAATTATGCTAACCCTCCTACAATATACATCGATCCTGCTCCTGATGGTGGTATCAACGCTATTGCAGAGTGCTCTCTAACTGCAGAAGGTGGTTTAAGTTTAGTTACTATCATTAATAGAGGAAGAGGGTATACAACTCCTCCTAGATGCCGTGTAATCGATCCTGTAGGTGCTCAAGTCTTAGATGTGACTGTATCTAGTGGTGCTGTTACAGATATCGAGTTATTGACTGGTGGTAGAGGTTATACTGACGCTCCATCTGTCTATATTGTTGACGATCGTAAAGATGCATACGGTGATCCTATTGGAGGCACAGGTGCAACTGCTGCAGCGACTATATTCAACGGTGAGTTAACAGATATCAACATTACCAACTTTGGTACTGGATATAGTGAAGCAAATCCTCCTACAATTTACATTGCTGAGCCTCAAGCAGCAAAAGCATCTGTAAATGTTGGATATGACGAAGTTACTGGATTTGTAATTGAAGAGCGTGGTAGAAACTATGTGCCTAGTGCATTTAACGGTATTGTCCGTGGTGTTTCTAACGTTGTTGACTTTGACGAGTTTGGAAATCAAATTTTTGCAAAAGAAAGTCAGATTGCTACTAGCACACACCCTATAGGGTCAATAGTCCACAACCTTGACTCCATTTTCATCTATCAGTTATTTGAGAAGTTTAGAAAGCAATATTTACCGACTATAAATCTAGATCCAAGTAAAGTTAACCCTGTTAACGTAATTAAGAATATCAGGGACTTCTATCTTGCTAAAGGTACTGCATTAGGTGCAAAATATCTTTTCAAGATTCTTTTTGGTGAAGAGATTGAGGTTTCATATCCTAAAGAGCAGATTATCTCTCCATCTGCTGCTACATGGACTGTAGACACTATTTTAAGGACTCAGATTGTATCTGGTGACGCTGCTAACCTAATTGACTCAGAAGTTATCCAATATGCAGATGATGTTGACCAAAATGTCAAAAATGCATCAGCATTAGTTGAAAATGCAATTTCTATCATCAAAGGTGAAGATACAATTTATGAATTGGTAATATCTGAAGAAACACTTACTGGCACATTTAAAATACCTTATATTACTAATCTGGTTGAGCCATTAACCACTACAGGGCAAATTGTAACCGTTGACTCGACTATTGGATGGCCAGAGAGAAACGGCACCTTCTTTATTGGTGATAATGAAGAAGTCTTGTATAAAGAGAAGTCACTTAACCAATTTATCGAATGTACTCGATCAAATAACGGTATTGTTGAAGATTGGGATCCTGGCACGACCATTACTTCCAATATTTTCATTTACGCTAATAGAGGCACTTCTACTGAAGTTAAAATGCGTGTTTTGGGTATTGCTGAAGCAGGAAGCACAGTATTAGACGATACAGGGTCATATTACTTACCTGGCGATAAATTAAAGGTTGCATCACTAGGATCAGACTCTGTTGGTGAAGAAAGACTAGAATCTTGGTTTTACAACGTTAAAAAACTTGTTAGAGTCTCTACAATCGATCCTGGCGGTGCATCACAAGTTGCAACCGTAACAACCGAAGAACCTCATGGATTATTGGTAGAAGACACCGTTACAGTGTATGGTGCTAACCCAGTTGTCTTTAATGGCACATTCCAAGTTTCTTCTCGTATTGACGACTTTAATTTTTCATATAGAGTTGCAACAGCAACTGATATCGTCCCTGTTGGTAATATCTTACTTTCAGTCGATCTTAACAGAGGTAAGTCTACTGAAACTCCAATTAACAACGTTGTTACTGAATTTACGACTAATATTCAGAATTCCTTCTTTAATGCCGATTATGTTTACGTTGCAGCGTCTGGTCTTCCAAACTACAAGATAGGACCTTTTATTGGGTCTGCATTAATACCTGGCAACCAAAGAAAACTTATTAGAGTCCCTAGGACTGTAAATACCGTTTCTGAGAGACAACAGATTGCTGCTAACAGTGCAATAGGTGCTTGGGTTAATGGTGTAAGTATATGGTGCTATAAGTCACAAGAGTCAATACTTTTCGGTCCTTTGACTGGTGTTGTTGTTTCTAACTCAGGTCTCAACTATGATGCAGGATCTCCCCCAGAAGTCCTTATTGAAGGTGGTGGAGGTAGTGGTGCATCTGCTACTGTTACAGTTAATGGTAGTGTTGACTCATTTGAGGTAACTGCAGGAGGACAGGATTATACATCTTCTCCATTGATCTCTATCGTTGGTGGTGGTGGATCAGGTGCATCTGCAACTGCAGTTGTTACTAATGGTGTCATAACAAGAATATTAGTAAGCAATCCTGGCAGTGGCTTTACATCACAACCATCTATTACTATTACTGGGGGTGGCGGTAGTGGTGCTGCAGCCACTGCTAATATCAGAGGTCCTATCTCTGCTGTCACATTAACAGGTGGTGGATCAGGATACACATCTCTCCCCACTGTATCTGTTACATCTGGTGAAGGTGCATTAGCACAACCAATCGTATTGAATGGTAGAATCGTATCTATCGCTATTATTAACTCTGGTCGTCGTTATACAACAGCACCAAGAGTTGTAATCAATGGTGATGGATTTGGTGCTGTTGCAAAAGCAAGCATTGCAACAACTGGGGAAGACAAGGGTAAAGTAATTGGTATCTCTATATCCAACAGAGGTATTAACTATATCCAAGGTACAACTACTGTAAGACTAGACGCTGTTGGTGAAATGGCAACATTCACTGCACAAGTTTTTGAGTGGAATAAAAACTTTGAATATAATCTTTCCAACAAGTATGATATAGCAAGAGGATATGTATTTACTGGTCTTAACAACCAGTATGGTGGTGAATATGCTCACCTTTCAGATCCAAAAGAATTACGTTATGTTGTTGGAGACAACGTATTCTTAGATCAAGAAACAGGTAAATTCCAAGAAATTGAAACTAACTTCCAACACTCTCCAATCTTAGGATGGGCATATGATGGTAACCCAATCTACGGTCCTTATGGATATGCAAACCCAACTGATCAAAACAGTGGTGTAAGAAGACTTCGCACATCATATCAACTTAAACCTGAGATAGTATTAACAGATGCAAATCCAAATCCTGCTAGAGTTGACGGTCCTCTACTATCAACTTACCCTGCAGGGTCATTTGTACCTGACTATGAATATGTTTTCCAACAAGGTGACCTAGATCAATATAACGGTCGTTTCTGTAAAACACCTGAGTATCCTGATGGCACATATGCATACTTCGTTACTATTGATGCATCTTCAGATGGTTTACCACTATTCCCATATATTATGGGTCCTGCATTTAACTCACTTCCAGATGAGTGGAATTTAAGTCAAGGTGCAGTCCAAGAAAATATTCCTGCCGATGTTGTAAGATATAGAGTCCCATATGAGAATGTGGACATAGATGTTGAGCGTTTACCAAACCAAGAGGCAGATGTATTAACAACTGAAATAGAAGGTTATCCTATAATCTTTGAGATTCAAGATACCAACCAAGATGGTATTATTGATGCTAATGAGCAACAAGAGATATTACAGTTACAAGAAGAGCCTACACTTCAGATATATGATTACTTCCCACAAGTCTCACTTGAGTCTAAAGTTGACATAGATGTAGAGACTGTTACTCAGTTTGAGACTGCACAAATTGATGGTTTTGTTATTGAGAATCCTGGTAGATCTTATCAGGTAAATGATACCGTATTCTTCGATAATGAAAGCACTGGTGGATTTGGTGCTTCTGCAATCATTGATAGTATTAAAGGTGTCCCTATAAGTGCATATGTCAAGGAAATAATTGGTGATAGACCATATGGTGTTATTACAACTTCTCAAAACCATGATCTTTCTCAAGGTGATGAAGTTATTGTAGATAGCACTCCTATTACGTCAAATACAAATAAAGAGTTTACTGTAAAAGTTGTAGATGGTATTGAGAGTGTTACAGTAGATATAGCAGGTGTTGGATATAGTGAGTTAATACCTCCAACATATGAGTTGGTTGATGACTCAGGTGGTGTTGACGCTGAATTTACTATCAACTTAGACGCTGCAGGTGTTGCAAATTCATTTAATATTGTAAACTCTGGTAATGGTTATAGCACAACTAATGTCCCACAAATCAGAGTATCACATCCACAGTCAAACACCAAAACACGTTATTGGTTATCAGAGTATTTGAATGACAGTGGTAATGTTACCATATTCGATAGTTACTCAACAGTTAATAGAGACTACTATATTTGTGGATCTTTAGTAGAAGATATCGATAATGATCAAGTTGGTTTCCTTGCCAAGTTTGATGACCTTGGTGAGGTGCAGTGGGTTAGGACATTACTTCCAAATAACGCAGGCACTAAGAAACTTGAATTTACTTGCCTATATGTTGATGACTCCCAAGAAAACGACCTCGTATATGTTGGTGGCCAAACATATGACCCCGATAACGCCAATTATAATCCAGATGTCTGGTTTGGTAAATATGAGTCAGAAAGGGATGCACAAAACAATCCTACAGGTACTTTAAAGTGGCAGAAGTCTATTGCGGGTATATCTGGTGGACAACGTAGAGATTACATTACTGACATTGCCCTTGATGAAAATAACAATATTTACATTGTTGGTTACACAGATACTCAAGCAATCGATGCAAATGATATTTGGATCATTCAATCTAATAATGATGGAGATCTAAAAGAGAAACGTAAAATATCTTCTCCAAATGGTGATGAAGATCTCACACAGATTAAATGGGTTTCAAACAGCACATTTATGTTTGTAGGTGTCAACCAGACAACTGATAACATGATATACGGCACATTCTCATATGATGGGTCAAATATCAATGTTGACTTCGTAAAACAAGTCCCTGCTCTTGGTGGTTATGCAAGAAACCCAAGATTTACTATTGACGAGTATAATGACGTATTTTTCTTATATGATGTCTATAATAATGCAAATGGTAAATTTGAAAGAATCCAACTTGGTAAAATTCCTCTTGCAGATACAAATGCAACTATGACCAATGCTCAAGGTGCTACAGTAGTAAAACCTTGGTTATTCCGTAAATCATTAACTCCTCAAGGAAATTACGTCTCTATTAAGAATACTGGTCTACATATCGATGTATTTGGAGATGTTGTCATAACTGCTGCTATAGATTATGACGAAGACAGAAAAACTAATATTGTATCTTCACTTAAGTATGATGGCACAGTAAAAGCAGAATCATTAATAGAAACAACTGATTCTGTTGGACAAGTTGGTAAAACCTCTACAGTTGATAATTCTGGTGATATTATCACTGTTGCTGAAAGATTAATTCCTAATCAACTTGCAGTCTATAGATTTGATGATAGTGCTGATTTAGACTATGATACAACTAAACAGACTATATCTACTCTTACAATTCAAACACCTGCTGATGCTGAAGTAGATACTGGTTATTATAAGTATGGCAGTGGATCACTTAAATTCCAAGCAGCAAACCGTGCTACTGCCTCAGGTTTAGCATGGGAAGGTCAAAACTGGACTACTGCAGCATGGTTTAGTATGAATACCACTGCATATGCAGCAGGTAACACTCCACACTTCTTTGATACTATTGAAGTAAATGGCACCTCTGGTGTTTCTGCATACCTTATGGGTATCGCATCTGATCCTAACTTCGGTAAAATTATTCTTGAAGTAAATGGTAGTGTAGTTGCTTCCTCTACAGAGACTACTTACTGGGGTAACTTTGCTGCTGCAGCATGGCACCATATTGCACTTGTTAAGGAAAACACTGGATCAGGTGTATGGGAAATCAATGTTTACTATGATGGCACGCTTGCAGTCACATATCAAACTCTAATTGACGTTAATATGGCGTCTGTTGGATTAGGTGGCACTGAGCCATCAGTTGCAACAAAGGCATTTATTGGTCATATTGACGATTGGATTATATCTAAACTTGATGAGTTTGAGTCAACCTTTACTCCTCCTACAACCAAATACCCACTATCACATGAAATTAGTGATGTGGTTGCTGTTAAGATTGACAGAGCACATACTTCTGGAAGAGGCACATATACATTAACTACACCTACTAACTATTCTAATCTTACTATCAGTGAGTGGACAACTGGCACATGGTCAGATGCAGGTTTACCTTCTATTGATCAGTGGGATGTTGGAGCAGGTGGTCTACAACTACTTGACTTCTCAGATTCGCCCAGTGTATACACACCAGTACAAACGTACACATGGACAAACAATAGAGAGCAGTTTGCATCTAAGTCTTCTACTATACCTGTTAAGAATGGTCAGAAGATGTTTGTTACTGCAAACGTTGTGCCTAAATTCTACATTAAAGATGCAACTTACAGTAAGATTGACAACATCTTTGAATATACTCTTAACCAAGATGTTATCTTTACTAAAGGTGCAATTCTTCAGCAATACAATTCTCTAGGTGTAGTCCAAGCATACGGCACGATTGTAGAAACTCCTGTAGGCACTACAACAAATCCTGGTCTAGGTAATAAGTATAAGATTGGTAAGATCTTCGGCACATTCAATACTACTGATCTATTAAGATCTACAGAAGCAACAGATATAAACGTAATAGCAGATCAAAAGTTTGTTGGTATTGAGGCAGAAAATCTTTGGGTAACAGGTACTGCATACGCTACTGCTGACAGAGTATACTATGCTAAGAAGATATACGAGGCACAATCAGGTGGCACATCTGGTGTAACTCCTCCAACACACACCACTGGTGCTGTAAGTGACGGTTCTGTTACATGGGTGTTTATTAGAAATGCAGGTGAGTTTAACATTGATATTCAAACTGAGCCATATCCCAAACCTCAATATAGAGGACTTGATATGGATCGTTGGGATAGTGGAGTTAATTTCCCTGTAGGATATCAAGTTTATTGGCAACGTAACATATATGAAGTAACAGTTGCAGGTACATCAGGCACCACTGCACCAGTACATACAACTGGCACAGCATCTGATGGTGGCGTAACATGGGAATGGAAATCTACAGAGCAACCATTATCCGACTATGCTAGATTCCAACAATACAGTGATGGATCATACTCAGTTAAGATTCTAAAAGTACAACCTGCATCATCTTACATACCTGGCGATGTTATTGCTATCAACTCTGGAAATATTGTTGTTGATGATGAAGGCACTGATGCATATAAGATTGTTAAGGTAACTGGATTTGCATCTGTTAAAGAAGTTGAGTTAACTACAACTCTTAAGAAAGATATTAAGAAAGTTAGTGATGGAAGATCTGATCTTGTTTATGCAACATCTGTCACACCTCATAATTATAGAGCTAATGAAATTATATTTACTGAAGGATTTAATACTACAGAATATAATGGATCATTCTTTATTCGTGAAGTATTTGGTAGTAGAGAATTTGTATTTGGACTAAGAAGTACTGCTGCGGGTGATCCTGTATTTAATCAAAACAGTATAAGCAATGTTAATATATTTGCTAAACATCCATCTCTAACATTTATTAGAGAGCATCAATATGTCTTTGATGTTGGTGATGTATCTAACTTCGGTTACTATTTGTCATTTGCACAGGATAACCAGTATAAGTTGGAATACTCCTTTAATAATATTACTAGAGTTGGCACACCAGGTGTCCAAGCAGAAGGTCTAAGACCATATGTTAAATTCTCTGCTATTGGTAATGTAACTAATATTTCTTACTACTTTGATCCATCTAGGATTGGATCATTGTCTCCTGTTGGTGCAAATTCATTTATTGATATTATTAAGACACCTTATGATGGCACATTTACCATATCACAAATTGTCAACAATACTGAATTCAAATTCCCATTACTACTTGAGCCAGAAACCTCATCTGCTGAAGTCCAAGATGATGAAAACGGTAATCCATATTCATTCTATTCAACAACATCTGTAAAAGCAATCGGACCTATCAATACTATTAAACTAGTATCACCAGGTGGATTCTATCAGAAGTTACCTATTATATCTGATATTGCATCATTCAGACAGATTGAGCGTATTACTATAACCTCAGGAGGTACAGAATACTCACCTGGTGTTTACTATAATGTGCCTATTGATGGAGATGGTGAAGGTGGTTTAGCAACTATCACCGTTACTCTTGATGAAGAGATTGGATCAGGCACAATTTCAGATGTATCTGTTGCAGATCCAGGTAAAGGTTATACAACTGCAAGTATTGACGTTGATAGTATCACAGGTATCTTAGGACCTCAACTTGCAGGATCTGGTGCTGCTCTAAACGTTGTAATCCCTGATGAAGGTAGTGGTGCATCTGTATTCTTAACTGGTAGAAATATCGGTAAGATTAAGAGACTTAAAAACAATGAGTTTGGATTTGGATATTCACATGACTACACTCTACGTCCTGAGATTACATTCCCTGTTAACCTACAACTCTTTAATACTTCAATACTAACTGAGATCACCATAACTGATCCAGGTTCTGGTTACACATCTGCTCCTGCAGTTGTAATCGAAGGTGGTGGTGGATCAGGTGCTGAGGCAGAGGCGGTTATTAAAAACAATCGTTTGAATGAGATTCTTATTAAGAATCCAGGTCAAGGATATTCATCTGAGCCAACTGTAACTCTAAAATCAGAATTTAACTATGTTGTTAACTTAGATCTTAACTATCTACAGTTTAACTTCCCACATGGTATTACAACAGGTGCTGCTATTCAGTTGCGTGCTGATAGTGTAGGATCTACAACTGGTATACTACCAAAACCAAGTAGTGCAGGTTTGACTCAATTAGTTGATGGTCAGATATACTATGCTATTGCTGATCAGTTAGAATCTGATCAATTACGCTTCGGATTAACGTTACAAGCCGCACAGTCTGGTGACTTTATCACCTTCCTAACACAGGGTGAGGGACGACAAACTCTCTTAACTGAGGTGTTTGGAGGTACTGCTACTGCTGTTGTTGCAACATCTAGATTCCTAGAAGGTGAGAAAATTTTCCAAGGTAATAGTCCTGAGCAAGCAACTGCAACAGGTTTTGTTTCTACTAACACTGGTTGGCAGATAGGTCCTAAGATTCTTAAGGTTGTTGATTACACAGGTAACTTTGTCCAAGGTGAAAAAGTATCAGGTGAGGTTTCTAAAGCATCTGGTATTATCGATAACTTGAGCATTGCTCGTGGTGTATTGAATATTGACTCAATTACACAAACACCTGGTAGATTCATCGATGATGTTGGTAAACCATCTGAGATTGTCCAGAAGATTCAAGATAGTTTCTTCTATCAGTCATTCTCTTATGTGATTACATCTGAGATTCCTATTACAAGATGGAAGAAGCAAGTATTAGATAACAACCATCCTACAGGATTTAAGATGTTTGGTCAGTTATCACTAACTGGTGGTAAGGACGTATCTGGTAGAAAGGTTGGCACAGAATTTATTAAAGAAGTTAATATTAATGAGTATACTAACGTAAACCAGATCACATCATTTGGTGCTGCTGAGCCAGTATATACTGACTACAACAATACAGAGGTATTATTCAGAAGTAGAAGATTAACATCATCTGAGGAAATCTTAACTTCTATCGTTAAGAAGATTGATGATATATCTGATGATTTCGATGGAATATTAAAATCATTCCCAATCACTGTTGAAGGTGAAGGTGTAATTGTTAAAGGTAATCAGTTGATGATTACATTGAATGGTGTTATCCAAGCACCTGGCACATCATATCAAATTGTTGGTAATCAGATTGTATTTGCTGAGCCACCAAAAGCAGCATCACAGGTTAGATATAGAGCTGTTAGATTTACAACTATACCAGTTTACAGAATTACATTAACAAACCCACAGGGTATATTCCCTGAGATGGGTCAGCAAGTTAATGGTGAGTCTTCTGATGCATATGCAACTGTTATTGACTCAGGGACATTCCATATTGATGTTATTAACATTACTGACGGACCTTTCGTAGTCAGTGAAATAATTAAGAGGACAACATTATTCAATGCTGTTGTAGCAAGTGTAGATCTTATCAATACTGAAAACCTCTTTAAATTCCAAGAGACAATCACTAACTTTGACGGTGATATAGCAATCATTGAAGAAACAAACCTTGATTCACAAGGTAATGCAACTGATGAATTACTCTTAAGTAAGACTTCAGGTACTTCAAGATATGAAACTGGTATCTTTGATATTAGATTAAATGAATATATCTACTCAAGTAATTCTAAGATTGTTGCTCAGATTACATTCATTAGTCCATATCTTGATCCTAATACTGGTCAACCTGTTGACACTCTAATCATTAACAAAGGATCTACATTCTTCGGTCTTATCTACGAAAGACTTGTTGCTATCCAGAATCCTAATGTCATACTTGATGATATTTCTCAGTCAAGTATTACACCAGTACAATTGTACGATCCAGATGCTAGAATCAATGAAGATTTCTTAGACTTTGAAGAAGTTAGAAGCACTGAGATTGAATTCGATAATCTTGCTAGTGGCACATTTGCTAAAGGTGATGCTTTAAGAAACAAAGCAATATTCTATGCAAACCTTGTGGGTAATGCAGGTAACAGAGCAAATGACGGTGCTAGAAGTATTGGTAGAAATAGACAAGAAATTATTGACAGAGCAGAGCGTTGGGTTGCAGTAGAGCATCCTGATTTCTATTATCCTGGCGATGTGCAGACTAACACAACATCAAGATTTAGAGATGCATATCGTATGATTCTTAAGAATATTGATGCAATATCTTTAAGAGCATATGATCTACAAAAATCACAATTTACTGGCACTGGTGCAGGAGACAAGCAAGGTTATCTAGATGATGTTAGACTATGGATAGAATCTCTTGCATTAGACATTCACTCAGGTGGTAACCAATACTCCTTGAAGTGGATTAATGAATACTTCTCAGATACAACTACTCTTAACTATAGTAGAGCAAGTGCTGAGTTATTATTCATTGTAGAGAAAGCAAAAGACTTATGTCTTGCTGCTATTACAAACCAGTTAACTGGTGTATTCAGTGCAACCAATTCATCCGACGAAGCAACTTATTATGCAGACCTCTCAATCACAGCAGACCCATCACCAGGATCTCCGTATGCGACTCCAGGCAGTAATACAGATAACGCTACTACTGATAATTGCAGCGACGTGCAGTCTGCAATTACTACTATCTGGACGTGGCAAAACGAAGCAATAACTGCAGGCAATCTAAATGACATTCCTTCTGAGGTTGATCCTACAACTTCTATAGGTCAAGAAAAATGTCGTCGTGACTTAGGATTATTCATAGATGCTATTGCTGATGATTTAAGCTCAGGTGGTGAGTTTAATTCTCAAAACTTTGCAGAGCAATATTTTGATACTACTGGCAACTTTATTCTTAACGGATTCTATGGTGAAGTTGCTGAATCACAGACTGCAATATTGAAAGCAAGAGACACAATGTTTTATGCTATCAATAACTTGCTCTATGTAAAAGATATTGGTAACGAAGGATATAACTTAAACGATCCTATAACTTACGGTGGATCTGCTCCTGCACATACTTATGACCCTAATTACTCATCTGGTAATGCTCAGAGTTTAAGTAACTGTGCTGATATTCAACAAAATATTACATTCTTAACTGACATTGTTATTCACTCTGTTACTGCAGAAAATACACATAACCTTACAGGCACAACTTCATATACATCTGAGGGCACAGGAGGTCCTAAGATTACTGGTGTATTTGCTGATCCAGTGCCACAAGGTAGTCTCAATATTGATGGTGCAAACCTTCTTCTTAATAACAAAGAATTTATTGCTGCAGAAGCACTTCACATTTATAAGACTGCTAATCCAGGATTTACTCCTCACCAAACTGATGCTGATTGCACAGACGATATCAAAGATGTAATTGAAGCGATTGCTTATGATATTAAGTATGGTGGAAATAGTAGAGTATATGATGCTGCAACTTATGCTATTGCTTATGATGACTCTCCTACAACTGCATCACAAGTTAATGGAATATATGCTGAAGCACAGACTATTGCAGGTAGTGTCATACAAAACGGCACAGATACATTTACAGTTGCTAACGTAAACAACGCCACTAGGACATTTGATGTGACAGTCCCAACTGTCACACTGAATGCAGGTGACTCATTAACTTATGTTGGTAACGGTAAGATGGTTGTGGCACCACCACAATTTACACCAACTGGTGCAACATATAATCCTGTAACTGGTGACTTAGTATTAACTATTGGATCTCATAGTATTACTGCAGGTAGATTTGTTTCTATCGCTGCTAATAGTTTGACATTTAATTGCACAATGGATGGTGGATCTTCTAACAAGACATATCCTAGAGCAGGAAAAGATCCATATTATAACAAACCTCTAGAAGTTAAATCTGTTGTTGCAAACACATCTATTACAGTTAATGTTGGTGCATCTCCTGAGATAACATTTACTCCTACTGCTATCACATACAGTCCATCTAGCGGTGTGATGGTAATGACTATTGGTGAGCACAAATTAGAGACAGGCACTTCTATTAAAATTGCACAAGAATCATTAGTCTTTAGGTGCTCTCAAGATAACTATCTAACTGATCATGCTTATCCAAGGACAACTGACCCATACTATGACACTGCAATAGCAATTACAGATACAACATCTACTACTATTACTGTAAACGTAGGTGTTGCAACTGCACAAGGTCAGTATGAGCACGTCTTCCAAAGTGCAGCATTTGGTGCTGTTATCACAGGTGGTAACTATACACATACATTTGTAAGTGCTACAAGTAACGCAGTAACATTAGATAACACTGCAGACATTGCTAACGCAGTTTATGACGTTAGCACAGGCACACTTTCTGTCACTCTTGCAGAAAGTTATACTCCAACATTAAGTAACGGAAACACAGTAAGACTTCATTACTTACACTTTGTATCTAAGACATTTGGTGATTACTTCTATCCTAGATTTGCTGCTACAGGAGTGCATGGTAAGAGACAGTGGTTTGACACAGATCTAACACCTGTAAACTCAGACACTAATGGTTGTGCAACTGTTGTATCTGCATTTAATACACTTATGAGTGTATACACAACTGCATATACCAACAACAATATGGCACACGCCACAAGGACTGCTCCTACTGAAAGGACAATCACTGATGGTGGTTATACTGCAGGTGAAACTCTTCGTGTTACAAAATATGCATTTAAAGATCCATCAAGAGGTTTATTCTTACCTGGCGAAAACCTTAAAGGTGTTACAACTAACGCATCTGCTCCTATTAAAGGATCTAACAATGGTCTTAAGTGGATCTATGGTGGTAACGCTACTGGCACATTTAGTATTGGAGAATATGTAACTAACTCTACTCTAGTTAATGCTAATTGCACCATAGATGATATTACAATATTATCAGCTCTTTCTGATAACACAAAATCAATTAGAATTCCTAGCACTGGACAGATTGTCCAGACAGAAAGGAATGACTTTAAGTTTGGCACAGGTGACTTTACTATTGAGATGAGACTTCGTGCTGACGCAATATCAGGTAATCAGATTATCTTTGATATGAGACGTCCACAAACAACCTCAACAGGTCTAAGTCTAGTATTGAATGGAAGTGGACAACTTGTCCTTGCTAATGGTAGCAGCACTCTTATTACATCTACAAATACTCTTATTGCACTTAGATGGCATCACATTGCTGTTGTTAGAAAGTCTGCTGTAACTTCAATCTATATTGATGGTGTGCAGCAAACAACTTACAGCGATACAAACACATACGAGTTTGCAAGATTTGCTCTTGGTAAAGATGTTTCTAACGCTCAACAGTTTATAGGTAACCTTGATAATCTTATCGTTAAGAAAGGTGTTGGTGATTATGAAGGTGCTACAATTACTCCTCCTTCATCTCCTGACTTTACTAATAGTAGTATTGTCCTTGGTCTTAATGGAGAAGCACCATTTGTAGTTTCTACAACTGAGGTATATGCTACACTTACTGGTTTAACTAATTCTTCATCTACACTTAAATCTATTGATTATCTTAATAAACGTATTACTATTGAGGAAGTAGATCTTGGTAGAGAAATTTATAGAGACGCTGCAGATATAATTGATATTAACCGTGATTGGCTTGCTGAGGAAGCAGTTGGAATCATGCAGGCATTCTTCCCTGACTTTACAATACCTGGCGATACTTACGGAGCAGGTGGCACAATGAGTGGCACAAATGTTTGTATCAGAGATACTAGAGATTATATCTTACCTGCTATTGTAAAAGATCTAAGAGAAGGTGGTAACTATAACGTTATTGTTACTGCTCGTTTCTACCGCACAAGAGGTGGTGAGATAGAGTATATCGGTCAAGAGTTATTACAAACTCTATATGCATGGCGTGAAGTTGTAAAACTTTGTAAGTATGTAATCAATACATCTGAGACTGTCCTTACTGGCACATATACAACTAAACTTCGTGTCCCACATGCATTGTCTGGCACAACTGGTGTAGAAACACAATTAGATGTTTTAGGTGATTACATTGCTGATGTCCTTGCTCCTACTGGACATAGATTCAGAGATGGTGGTGCACTTATCTGGAAGAATAGAGATTACATTGCAGAGGAAGCAGTTGGTTATATCAACGATCTTTATACTAAGACAATTAATAGTGTCCCTGTAAGTTTCTTAACTATTCCAAATAATACTAAGTGTCTAAGAGATCTTAAAGATCATGTATTACCTGCTGTGATTGGTGACATCATTATGGGTGGTAATGCTGAAACACAGAAAGTTATTGATAGTTATTTGAATAGTGATAATGAGATTCTTTACATCACTGATGAATTGAATCCAATGATTGATGCAATTCACTATACAGAAATGCTTGCAATTAAGGCAATCAATAATTTACTCATGTCACCAGGCGAAACTTCTGCTGCTCTTGGTGTTAGTGCAACTTATCAAGATGAATATTACTCACCATTATATACTTCAAGATTAGCATATAGAGATGAGACAATTACTTACGATCCTAAACAGTTTGATCAAACAAGGACTGGATCTAATAAATTCCTTGATGCTGCAGATTTAATTGATGACAATGCAAGAATAATTGCTAAGGAAGCAGTTTCTACAATGAATGACCTTTCTAAGTATGGATCATTTATTGTGCCAACTGGTAACCCTGTAGATTGTGAAGATGACGTTGTTGATATCTTGGCAGGTGTTGCTCATGATTTACGTCATGGTGGTAACTCTGAGATCTTTAGAATAGGTAAACTTTATGTAAGATCTGACGGTGGTATTAAACACATCGAAGGTGAGACAGAAGCATCTAAAGCTGTATTTAAGATTGCTAGAGACATGGCAATCCTAACAATTAGAAATGGATTTGGTCGTGATAGTTTACCTGGTCACAACGATGTAACTTTCCAACTTTCAAGTTATGAGCGTAATGGTGCATCTAACAATAGAATATATGCTGCTCGTGCTATTGAAAGAAACATTAGATTTATTGCAGAAGAAGCAGTCCGTCGTGGATTGGATCAATATCCTTCATTAAGTATTAACGGTGGATCTAGTGCATTGTGGACACAAGAATTTACTCCTACAGATGTAAATTATAATTCTACAAATGGTAAGATGATCGTTACCATTGGTAAGCACGATATTCAAAGAGGTGACACAGTTAGAGTTACTCCTCTAGGTATTACATTACGTTGCTCACAAGATAACTATGCAACAGATCATCCATATCCTAGGACAACTGATCCTTACTATGAGAAAAATATTCTTGTAGAAGATATATCACCAACAACTATTACTATAAACGTTGGAGCATCACCACAAGGTCAGCAGTATGATCATCAATTCCAAAGTGCACTTGCAGGATCTATTAAGTGGGGTGATGATTTTGGTGGACAGAAACTAACACCTACAAACGTCACTTACAACTCTGCTACTGGTGACATGGTGATGACAATTCCTAACCATGTATTTAATGTTGGTAATCGTTTAATGATTGCTCCTAACTCATTAACATTTACATGTAGTCAGGATAACAATGCATCTAATCATTCATATCCTAGGACAACTGATCCTTACTATAATAAGACAGTTGCTGTAACTGCTGTCCCAACAGGCACTGCAAATATTACAAATGCAACATATGGAGAAGCAACTGGTATTCTAACAATCACATCTGCAGGTCATGGACTTGTAACTGGAAATAGAATTAAGATTGCAACTGATGGTATTAGATTTACTTGCACACAAGATGGAAATAGCACAAACCACGATTATCCAAGATCTACTGACCCTGCTAATAATAAGTGGTTATTAGTAACTAAGATTGATGATGATAATATTGCAGTTAACGTTTATCCTTCACAAGCGGGTCAACAATATCCTCATACATTTGTAAGTGCAACATCTGGTGCATTGATAAAACAGAGTGGCACTGTAACAGTTAACATTGGTGCATCACCTGCAGGTCAGCAATATACTCATGCATTTGTAAGTGCTACACATAATTGTATCACTGCAGCAGGATCTATTGATTGTGTCCATGACGTTGCTGATGTGCTTGCATGGCATACATTTAACTTAGAGTATGGTGGAGATAATATGGTTTCACTTGGTGCAAATTACTATGTTGAAAATGGAGTTATCCAACATATCGCAGGTGTTGTAAATGAAGTAACTTGGATTACAAATACTGCTAGAGATATTGCCAAGCAAATATACCAAGGCACTACACCTTCTAGACATGCAACAAACGGTGCTGAGTTTGTCCCAATCACTGACATTGAAGATAAGTGGGTAACTGGATTAGGAAATATGAGTGCTGTAAGTGACTCTGATGTAGATACTGAAGTTAATAGACTTATTAGTATAGTTACTGATACTATTAATGATCCTACAGGATCTGATAATACAACATATCCTAACAGTCTATCTGGCACATTTACTCCAACACTACCAAACATCTGGCCAGCAAAATACAGTGGAGATATTCCACTTAGAGATGTATCTGTTACATTCGACAATCAAGCAACAGAATGGAATCAGACCTGTCCTGATCAGGCTACTGCAATCAATACCTTAATGGCAATTCTTGAGGGTGGTATTGACGCTGCTGTAGCAGGAAATGGTCTTACTTACTATGGCACAACTGTTACAGAAACTGCTCCTACATCACCTACATCTAGTCTCTATAATGCAGGTAAGTGTTATGATGTCAGACTAGAAATTCAGAAGAAATATAAGGTCATGTATGAGACCTTATCAGGTGGCACATCAAGTAATAAGATGGCAGCGAAGATGATTCTCTTCAACAAACCTGCTATTAAGAAGAGAGCATTTGATCAAACTGTATCCTTCTATCCTTCATATGCAGGAGATGCAGACTTTGCTGATCAAATAATTCATGCTGTAATTTACGACCTTGTTACAGGTGGTAATGCTGAGGCATTTGATTCTATTAGTAACTGGTTTGACGGTGATGGAAATATGATTGTCTATACAGGAATTGTTAGGACACATTTAATCTATCACATGACTCGTGTTAGAGAATATTGTAAGTCAATCATATACGCTCCTGATGGTGCAGGTTGGATTCCTTACATTTCAGATCCTGGCATTTACATTCCTGCTCTTAGGACAGAGTGGAATCAGGAAGCAACAGAATTCAATATGGATTCTAGTATTAACGTATTTGAATTTGCACTTGAGCAATCTAAATTCTCTACTGAGGCGAAGACTACATGGATTGCAAATACTGACGTCCACAACAGACACGTTGTATACAATGAAGGATTTGACTGGAATACAGATCCTGCTCTTGTATCTCTTACTCCCACAGTTCGTGCGGGGTATGATAGAGCAGAGTTTAGAGTTAGAATTTACCGTGCTAACTTCTTCAGACGTGGTGATGTTGTACAATACATCCCTGCATCTGGTAGCACACTAGTTGGCACAACAGGTCAATCTTTATATTATATCTTAAATGCTGAGGCAACATTCTTTGAAATAGGTGCTGTCCCAACTCATGATGGTAGATTTAGAGCATTAGAATTTGACGATACTGCAACATCATCTCATATCTTCCAAGTCCTTGTAAGATCTGGTATTAATAGAGCAACTACAACATATGGTAATCCCGATGTAGAGACTCCTTACTCAGGTGGATTTGTTGATGCTGATGTCCTTTACGGCACACAGTCTGATGTATTTGCTGAGATTGGATCACAGTCATTTAACGAAGCATCTGTTAGAGAAACATTCTTATATGTCACACTTGGCAACCCATCAGATCCTGGCGTTTCTAAATTTACTAACGGTGAAAATGTATTCAAGTCTGGTGATGCAACTGCTGTAGGTAAGATATTACAGCAAAACTATAACACTGGCAACACAGAAATTATCTTAAGAGTTGTAGATAAGACAGGACCTAATTGGGCAGTTGGAGATACTCTTGTTGGACTAGACAGCTCAACAACTGCAGACATTACTGCTATAACAGATCGTCTACTCCTTAACGTTGATCTTGGTGCATATGCTGTTGGAGATAAGATCTTCAAGAAGGCAGATAACACTGAGGCAGATATCGTATTCTACGATAATAAGTCAGGTGCAATTATCGGTAACGATGGTGGTCGTGTTGTTATGGATGTTGAGACCATTCAATCTGGATGGGAGACTGGTGACATCATTTATGGTAGTCTTACTGATTATATCTTTGATGTTAAAGGTATATACCAACCAGGTGGAGTTGCAGAAGTAAATGATATTATTCACGGCACAGAGGTTATAGAATTAGATCTTGGATCTACATTTATTGAGGCAGGTCTTGCTGCTACATTTGAAGTTGGTGATGAAGTTAATATGCTTATAGGTACTGTTATTAAGAATCCTGGTTTAACAGCGATCGTAACTAAGTATCAAGCTCCTAATAACAATGTAAGTCCTATAATACCACATAAGATGTGGATTGGTAATGTCCAACCTGTAGGTACAGGTGCAGATGTTTCTGAGTTAACAAACTCAGGTATATTCATCGGTAAGTTTGATATAGGTACAAACTTCCCTGTTATCTACTCCAATGTAACTAACGTAACTCAAAACACATATACTTCTTACGCTAAGATTTCTAAGATTGAGCAGCAAGGTATTACTGCAAGAATATGGGTTGAGCAGGCAGTCGGTGAGTTTTATGACAACATGACTATTAAGGGTGACGACGGATGGTCAGCTGCTGTATCTGATGCAAGGACATTGGTTGGACGTGTTGATCGTTACTTCAGAGGATTTGATGGTGTGCAGCAAAACTTCTCACTATCTGTTGAGAATGGACAAGCATACTTCCCAGATCCTGCAGGACACATGCTCATCTTCGTTAATGGTATTCTACAACCACCAGGTGCTATTAATGCATACACTGCATTCTCTGACAAGATACAGTTTACAGAGCCACCTGAGATTGGATCTGAGTTTATTGGATACTACGTTGGTAAACTAAGACAACTTGATGATATTGGATTTGAATTTGATTCACTAAGATCTTCCTTTAACTTAAAGTTAGATGGAATCTTCTACTCATTGACATTGACAGAGGGTGTTTCATCTGCAACGATCTTACCAGAAAACAACATACTAGTATCACTCAACGGTATCATACAGGAGCCAGGTGTGTCATACGAGATTGTTGGATCTAGAATAATCTTTGCTGAAGTCCCAAGAGCAGGAGCAACCTTCGTTGGATTCTCTTACATTGGATCTGATGCTGACGTTATATCTGCAACTGTTGTCCCACCGATTGAGGCAGGTGACCAATTAGACATCGAGGGTGAAGAATTCCCAAGAGAAGTTGCTCTAATTGAATCTTCTAACTCCTTGATTACATTTGAATATACAGGATCAGTTAAGGGTAGAAATGCAGAGGCACTTGCAAATATTACTAGTGGACAAATTATTTCTGCTACTGTAACTAATCCTGGCGATGGTTATACATCTAAACCTAACGTTGAGATTATCTCCTCTACTGGTTTTGATGGTCGTTTGGTGCCTATGATGGGTATTCAAAGAATCGATGTAAGGACACCTGGTGTTGGATATCAACTACCTCTAGTTGCTGCTGAAACAACTGTCGAGGATGATTTTGTTACACCTACAGGATCACCTGTAAATAATGGATTCGATATTTACGCAGGTGAGGGTATTGATCAACAAGGTAACCCAATCACTGTTGATCCTGGTCTAATTAGAATTAATATCAACCCAGTTAACGTAACTGTTAACCAAGGTCAAACTGCAACATTCACCGTGGTTGCTGACTTTGTAAGAGCATCAGATAGTGCCCTAAATACTACTACACTTAACTATCAGTGGCAGAAGAAAGACTACGGCACAACTGTTTGGTCTAACATTATTGGTGGAAACCAAGCAGCATATCCTACTGGATTTACCACACAACAAGATGATGGTGATGAATACAGAGTAGCGATAACTGCAGCAGGAGCAACACCTGTTTACTCCTTCTCCGCTATCCTATCTGTCCAGATCGGATCCACGGTGATCTCTAACTTCACTCCTGATCAAATCTTCGACGACGCATGACCGCTACAGCAACATACACGTCAGCAACTAAACAACTTGCCGTAACTGGTGATGGTCTACCTGATCCAGTAAGTTATGGCACGTTTCCTAATCTGAATAATCCTAATGCGGTTACAGAGCAGGCATTTGCTCATACGTTTACATATCGTGGTGGTGAGTTTGGTGTTGAGAGGACATTTGATGATAACACATACTTCCAAAGTGGATTTGTTATCTCTGTAAATATATCAGTTAATGACAATGCTTTATTTGCTGCCCAAACTATTGCTCCTGGCGATCATCTTTTCTTTATCTTTTCTGACGGTAGGAAACAACGATTTGTATTTAGAGGGACAACATTTACGTCCATTGCAGGAGAATGCTGGCTCGCCACAGACCAAAGATTAGATCTTATTGTTGCAGATTCACAAACAATACCAACAGGCACATACACATATTATGATCAAAGAAATGGACGTATAGAAACTCCTCTTGGTGCTATAGGTATTGCTGCAAATGGAGTTGTATTTTATAATCCTAGTGCAGGTGCAGGTGGTAACCCTCCTGTAGGATTTCAGTGGAATGCACATTATCCTAATTCACCTGTAGATTTTGGTGAAGATTCTTGTGGTGGACACCCAGAATCAACAGGACAGTATCATTATCATGATACTCATTTTATAGATTGTTGGAAGCAGAATTCTGCTATGGCAAACTATAATGACTACTATGGTAGTAGTCAGTTTAATGGTGACAATATGCGTCACCCTGATGGTCATAGTAAAATCTTAGGATATTGCTTTGATGGATTCCCAGTATACGGACCTTTTGGATATGACGTAGCGTTTACTGCATCACAAACAACTCGTTTTATGTCCTCGAGTTATAGGACAAGAAATATTGAAATAGCAGGAAGACCCGATTATGGGACTTCTGCACAAAACCCTCCTGCAGGATCTTTAGTGCAGGACTGGGAATATATTGATGGTCTAGGTGATTTAGATTTTCACAATGGTAGATACTGTGTAACCCCAGAATTTCCAAATGGGACTTATGCATATTTCATATCTATTGACTCTGTAGGAGAAGCAGCATTCCCATATATGGTTGGGAATATGACTAGAGAGACTATAAATCAACCTGCAAACAATGGAGCAGCAGCACCTCCTGCACAAGAAGGTGGAGACGGTGGAGCACCTCCTGTTACACCTACGCTGCAAATTACTGCACAACCTCAAAGTGCTACGGCATCTGTCAATACAACTGTTACCTTTACAGTCCAAGCAAATGTCTCTCCTATACCAGGACCTATTACATATCAATGGTATAGATCAACTGATGATGGATTTGCATACGCACAAGTTACTGGTGCAACAAGCAACTCACTATCATTTACTGCGTTGGGATACATGTCCAACTACAAGTATAAAGTTGAATTACGAGGACCTGCACCCGCTAATAATGCAAGTAACTCACCCCTAATGTCTTCTGTTGCAACGTTATCTGTATCAGGACTAGGTGGTGGACAAGGTGATACTGACTTCTCATCTACCGCAGTGAAGTATGACACCACGTCAGTTACATACGATGCGACCTAAATAACACTGTAGAAAACTACCTACCATGGCTAAGCAAAATTTATCAGTTGGATCAGCTGCAAATGACGGCACAGGTGATACCCTGAGAGATGGTGCTATAAAATTAAATAGCGTCATTGATGAGTTATATACTAACCTAGGAAATGATACCAACTTACAAGTTAATATCGGAGCACCTGTTAATGATCAAGTGTTGCGATGGACTGGCACAGCTTTTACTGAATCACACCTAGATTCATTAAGTGCTGACCTCAATGTTAAAGCATTTAAAATTATTTCTGAGAGTGCAGGTAATATTGTTATTGAGCCAGATACAACAGGAGATATTGAATTTAAGGCAGGTAGTCAAGGTAGTAGAAAGGCATATGTAGATGGTGCAGATGGATATTTTAAATGGACTGCTCCTTATGCATTATTGAGCGATCTTCCTGATGTTACTGCACATCAAGGTATGCTTGGATATGTAAATGGCACAGGAAAAGCATATGTTGCACACAGCAGTTGGACACAACTTCTCGATGCCACTGATGGTATTTCTATACTAACTGACGTAGATACTACAGTAAATGGAGGACCTTCTGACGGTCAAGTATTGAAATGGAATGGCACATCTTCAAAATGGGAGCCTGCTAATGATGAAACAGCAACAGGTGGCGGTGGCACAACACAAAACCTATTTGAAACATTTACAGGTGATACTGGCACAACAACAGCGTCTGCTGCAAATGACACATTTAATATTGTAGGTGGCACAAACATCTCCACTGCATTGGTAGGAGATACACTTACAGTTACTATGACAGGTGCACTTGGTGATCCTGACCAGAATTTGTTTGAAACATTTGGTGCTGATAATGGCACTACAACTGCTACAGTAACTACAGACACCCTTAACTTCTTAGGTGGCACTGGTATTAGCACTAACCTCAACGCAGGTGCTATTACTATAACAAACGATTCACCTAACATTGTGCAGAATGTATTGCAATCTGTATCAGGTGACAGTGGAAGTTATACTGCTGTTGCAAGTAACTCTGGAATTACTATTGCAGGTGGCACAGGTATCACAACTGCTGTTTCAAGTAACACTCTTACAATTACAAACACTGCATCATTCCCTTCAGCAAGTGAGAATGACAACTTAGTCTATGATGGTACACAATGGATTGCTACCGAATCTCCAACTATTAGTTTCATAATCACTAGTAATGCAACAGCTGGTTATAGATTTGATGGTGGTGGTTTACCAACTGGATCTGACAATCCTACAATATATGTCTATAGAGGATTTACTTATAGATTTAATAACACAACAGGAGGATCACATCCATTTGAAATTAATGTATCTCAAAATGGATCTGCAGTCAGTGGTGTTAGTGGATCTCAATCAGGAGTCCAATTCTGGACAGTGCCACAAACATTAAGTGCAGGCACAACTTACAAGTATCAGTGTGGTATTCCATCACACGTCAACATGATAGGTGACATAGTAGTAGTATGACACGTACAGTTCCTGGCTCTGGTGCAATTATTAGACCCGAATTCAACAGTGTGTTTGGAGTCAGGGCGATTTTTGTCGAAAGTGGTGGGGACGGATATGATGCTAATGACCCTCCAAAACTGACTATACAGAATGCAGGGACACCTCTAAGAGAGGCAGTTTTAAGACCTATAATCCAAGACAATAGAATACTTGCTGTTGAGATCTTAGATCCTGGCGAAGGATATGACCCTCTACGTTTAAAGATCGAATCAACAGATGTAGGTAGTCTTGGTGCACGAGGCAAAGTTTTTTTGAATGCAACTGGTGGAATAGACTATATCCAGATGACAACTCTGGGTGATAATTATTTTGACGGCACTAGTGCTGTTATTGAAGGTGGCGGTGGCTCTGGATCAGAATTAGTCCCTGTTACTGGTGGTGTGACAGGTCTGGTTATTACCCGAGAAGGTAGAAACTATGACCTCAATGATGCTAACGTTGTTATATCTGGTGGTGGCGGTGGAGATGGTGCTACAGGTACAGTTACACCCAACCAGTTTGGTAAGGTTACATCAATTACCCTAACTAACCAAGGTGAATTTTTTGAGACTGCACCTATTGTGCAGATTATTGGTGGAGGTGGTAGAGGAGCAGCAGCAAGTGCTGATATTGACTTGGGTGCCATTACTAGTATAGATCTATCTAACCAAGGTAATGGGTATACTAATAGTCCTAAAGTTATATTTGCTAGAGATACCAATCTCATTCGTAGGCAAAGGAATAGACAATCTCTTAATAGTGTCGTTTATAATCTTACTGGTCTCATTTCAAATGTGGCACCAAGTGATAGCACCATTAATGTCGAAACTACTGCAGCGTATCCAGGCTCAGGTAAATTCTTGGTCGGGAAGGAAATCGTTAGATATACAGGTAAAACTGCAACCTCCTTTACTGGACTCGACAGGGGTGTCAACTTTAGATTTGACCAAAAAGTTACTCTGGACAACTTGCAAGACGATGCTCAAGGGGTTTCTCAATATTCGTTTGCGGTTACCGACCAAGTAAAACGTTTTGTTGCTAGTGCGACAAGTAGGGTTGCTATCGTATATGATTGGGATCCTATTGCTCATGAGTTATATCTAACATTTGAGGTTGACGAATTAGCATTTATTGATGGTGGTAACTCTGCTGATAAGACTGCATCTATACAGTTTGTTGGTGGTAGTGCACAATCTAGTGGCACAGGTGTATCACCACACGTTATTATAGACAGTGCAGGTAACGATATTGTTACTTTTACTGATCCGTTATCAGCAATCTTAAACAAAGCGTTTGAAGATGATGATGAATTAGACGGAGCGGGTGACGGTATTATTGATCTAGTAAATACTGGCACAGAATTTGAAAATGATACAAACCTAGATGGTGGTATAGCATCATCTAAATATGGTATTGAGGAAGAATTAGGTGGACAAAATATCACCTTATTCCAAGCAGCGGATAAACTATACGACGGAGCAAACCCACCGCAACTTGCAACAGTAGTTACAGCGGGAGTTTTGGGTGATGGAGACACTCATATATCTCTTGGTGCAATCTCTGTTAGAGATAGAAACGCTTCTGCATATGCTGTTGATGAGATCATAACAGGTCAATCTAGCGGTGTTACTGCAACCTTTGTAAGTATTACTGCAGGGGAAAGGACAGGAGAATTTATCTTAAACGTAAAGAATATTACTGCATCTAACACAGCAAGTAAGTTTGCTGCAGGTGAAACTATACAAGGTCAAGGGTCAGGTGCAACAGGTGTGCACATCTTTACTGAGTATACAACTAGAGTCCGAAATGAAGACGATTAAAAACTCCATAAATAAAGTATGGGAGACCTATAACTAAATGGCACTACTAACCGACCAGTTTAGAATTTTTACTGCCAAGAGATTCATTAAATCTCTGGAAGGTCCTGACTCGGCACAATCCGATCTAGCAGCAGGATCATCCAGAGACAGACTGTATGTATTCATTGGCAGACCTCAAAGTTGGGATAATGAGAATGACCCGCCCGATCCAACGGATTCGCTGCAGGAATTTGCTGACAACTTTTCTGACATGATCTCCCTAAAGAGAGTTTTAGCAAATGACACAATTCAAGTTGTAAGACGAATAAACTGGATTCCTCCCGAGCAAACAACTGGTGGATTAGGATACGTCTATGACATGTATAGACATGACTATTCTGCTACCAAGACTGCTGCATCTGGTGCTACTAAACTTTATGATGCAGACTTCTATGTTGTTAACTCATCTTATCAGGTATACAAGTGTATATTCAACGGCACGTCTCCTGGTGATCCTAACGGAAAACCTTCCACTGTTGAGCCTACAGGTACTTCAACATCTATCATCACAACTGCTGATGGTTATCGTTGGAAATATCTCTATACTATTCCTGTTGGACAAGTTTTAAAATTCTTCTCTAATGAATATATGCCAGTGTTGGAAGATACTGCTGTTATCTCTGATGCTGTTGGTGGAGAGATTGATACGGTTATTATCGGATCTTCAGGTACTGGTTACAACAACGGCACCTATGAAAACGTCCCTATTAAAGGAGACGGTATTGGTGGACGTGTATCACTAGTGGTTGACGGTGGTAAACTTGTTACTGCTACTGTTACATCTGGTGGATCAGGATATACATTCGGGACAGTTATCATTGATGAGATCAACGGTATTGGAGCAGGAGCAGGATCTGGTGCATCTGTTGAAGTTATCATTCCTCCATCTGTAGGTCATGGTGCAGCACCTGACACAGAGTTAGGTGGATATAGGACAATGATCAACACCAAGTTTACATACGCTGAGGGATCAGGTGACTTCCCAACTGATAACGACTATCGTCGTATTGGTTTGTTACTTAATCCATTTAGATATGGCACAAATGAATTGACTGCAGAATTAACTTTGTCAGGTACAAAGGCAGTTATATTCTCTCCTACATTTACAGGTAACTACACAACTGACGAGATCGTAACACAATCTAGGACAGTTGGTGGGCAGCAGGTAACTGCTAGAGGTCGTGTTGTTTCATGGAATAGCACAACAAAAGTATTGAAGTATTACCAGAATAGAATCGACGGTATTTTCCCTGAGATTACTGGTAGTTTGACTGAGTTTGATGGAGGTAACCCAGTTGTGGGATCTATCTCAGGTACATCAGGTGACCCAGACATCAACTTCCCTATCGTCTCTGGATCCTCTACCAGAGTGATTAACAACACTGAATATGATTTGGGTATGGCATTTACTAACGGTTATGCAGATCCAGAGATCCAACCAAATAGCGGTCGGATTATTTACATAGATAATAGAGGACCAATCACTCGTGCGGGCGACCAAATTGAGGATATCAAAGTCGTAATCGAATTCTAACGATGCCACAGAATACCAACCTAAACATTAGTCCATATTTCGACGACTTCGATAAAGATAAGAATTTTTATCGAGTGCTCTATAGACCTGGATTCCCAATCCAAGCAAGAGAGCTAACAACAATGCAATCGATTCTACAGAATCAGATTGAGAATATGGGTCAGCACTTCTTTAAAGAAGGTGCAATGGTCATACCTGGTCAAGTAGGTTATGACTTAAACGTACAAGCAATCGTCTTACAACAAGCATTCTTGGGAGTAGACGTTGAGACATATCGTACTCAACTAAGTGGAAAGATTATATCTGGACTTACATCTGGTATTCGTGCAAAAGTCCTATATTCAATTCCTGCTACTGAATCTACTAGAGGATACATTACACTATATGTAAAGTATATTGACTCTGGTGACACTGTATCTGAGACAAGCGTCCGTGGTTTCCAAGAAAACGAGCAGTTAATATCTGAGTCTGAATTAACTTTCGGCACAACTCTTATTGAGATTGGATCACCATTTGCTCAGTTACTACCTGTTGATGCAACTGCAGTAGCTTCTGTAGCATATATTAATGAAGGTATATATTTTATTCGTGGACATTTTGTAAACGTCCCTAGTGCTTACATTATTCTTGACCAATATACAAACAATCCGTCATATAGAATTGGTTTAGAAGTATCAGAATCTATTGTTACCCCAGAAGATGATACGTCTCTAAACGATAATGCTGCAGGCACATCAAACTATTCAGCACCAGGTGGACATAGATTTAAGATATCTACTACACTTGTTAAGAAACCAATTACAGATGAGACTGATAAAAACTTCATCGAATTGGTTAGAATCAGAAATTCTAAGATTGAGCAACTTGTTAATACAAGTGCTTATTCACAACTTGAGAAGTCACTTGCGAGAAGGACATATGAAGAGTCTGGTGACTATGTAATTGACACATTTGATGTCAAACTAAGAGAGCATCTTAATGATGGTTTCAATCATGGTGTATATTCACCAGGTCAATCATCTAGAGACGGTCAGGCAGCATCGGAAGAATGGGCTGCAATCGAGGTATCACCAGGTCGTGCATATATTAAAGGTTATAGGACAGAGTTTCTAACACCTCAGTATGTTGATCTACCAAAACCAAGAGATTTTGAAGGGATTCAAAACACTATCATTCCTTTGGAATGGGGTCAGTATGTAAAAGTATTCGACGTATATGGATGGCCAAACTTTACTGGTGAAGGTGTTAGTGATGCTTACCAAATCGTAGATCTATATGACGGTTGGGGTCTTAATACTGGTGCTAGTATATCTGGACAAAAAATCGGACGTGCTCGCTGTGTGCAACTACAGAAATCAGGAGCAGGTATTTTTGACATGTATATGATGGATATCCAGATGTATACAGCTATAAACTTTGCTGCAGGTAATACTACTGTCACAACAGGTGATAAACTTGTCGGACGTATATCAGGTGCAACTGGATTTGTAACTTCTGATTTCTCTGGCACAAGAGTTTCTCTAGAGCAAGTATCAGGTAACTTTGTTGACAGTGAAGTAATTACTAGAGATGGTAGAGTTGTTGGCACATTGGATGCTGTCCATACATACAAAGTTATTGACGCAAGATCTGCTGTAGGTTATAACGCATCATCTGTTGTAAGTTTCCTTGCTAACTTCTTACTTAATGATAGACAAGTAGTCAGAGGTGCATCTATTACTGTTGATTTAAACGGATCTCCCCCTAAAATTACAGGTACAAATGGATCTAAGTTTGAGCAAGACCTCAGACCAGGTGAAGTATTATGCCCTGATGGATTATCATCTCCTGAGGGTGAAAAAACTTTTGTGATTACAAAAGCAGTTAAGAATGCTATAAACCTAACATCTCAAAACAACACAGGTGTTACACCTTATGTCTTTGATTATCAAGCACAGACTGCTACAGTTGATACTGGTCTAACAAAAGGATCTATAACTGATGGCACATATACAACTGTTGTAAGATATAGACCGTATCTATATGGACAAAATGCACCTGCAGGTCAGTTGTCTCAAGATATGCCTAAGAAGACAATCAAATCTATTAGTGATGAATCATTCTTTGTCTTTAGGACGTTTGATAACAAGACTGTTGTATCAGGTGGTTTAACTGTTGCACTTCCAGAATCTGAGCAGTTTGCTGCGTTAGATGATGATAATTATATTCTTACTGTCCTTGCTGAGGGAGGATCTGCATATTCTGTAGGACAAAACTTAGACATTGAAGCACTTTCAGATGCAGGCACATTGTCAGTTACTTATGGTGCTGATAGACAGTCTATTACTATTGGTGGTTTGACAAACGTTACCACAGTTAAGTTGACTGCACTGGTATCTAAGAATATTGTTTCTAGAAAAATTAAAACCGCATCTAAGATGCGTGCTATGAAAATCAGTAGGACTGCAAAACAACAAGACGTCCAAAGATTTGGTCTACTATATGGAGGACTTTATGGCACAAGAATCGAAGACTCTGAGATCTCATTCGGTCTCAACGATGTATATAAACTCCACGCAGTCTATGAATCTTCGGATGACAACCCTCCCAAGATACCTTACATTGTACTCTCAGAAGCAACTTTCTTTGCACCTGGCACAGTTGTCACAGGAGGCACAAGTGGAGCAAGAGCAATAGTTGTATCATTTATCAACTCAACTCTAAGACTTTATAATGTTGATCTTAACGGCACACAATTTAATCCTGGCGAAACAGTAACAGGTGTAGACGCTGATAACAACGTATTGACTGCAACTATTGATGATGCTGACGGATCTGTTGAAGGAGGATCTAAAGTTATCACAAATCAATATGAATTAAATCAAGCACAAAACCCATTCTTCTATGACGTATCACGTCTAGTAAGAAAACCTGGCACAACTCCCCCAACTAGACAGTTGATGGCAGTGTTTGACTACTTCATTCATGAAGCATCAGGAGATTATTTCTCTGGTCAATCATATACTGGTATAGAATTTTCAGATATTCCTTCACCTATACTTAAAGGATCTAGTCAAACTGTTAGAGATCAGATTGACTTTAGACCTGCAGTTGGTGAATTGGCAACAGGACAAGGTACAGTTGGTAGTCCTTTTGAGGTTACTTGTGCAACTCTTGACTTTGATGCAAGACAATTCTCTACTACTGGACAGGGTGCAGGTGCTGCAGCAGCAGCGACATTGTTTGATATTCCTAAGGCAGAAACAGAATTCCGTTGTGACTTTGATTACTACCTACCTAGGACAGATAAACTATTCCTAACTCACGATAACAAGTTACAGTTACTTAAAGGTAATTCTTCAGAAGATCCACAACCACCCGACAATATGCAAAATGCTATGTGTCTAGCGACATTGAAGCATAGAGCATACATGTTTACACCTGAGCGTGACTCAACAATTAACCAAGAAATCATCAAGCGTTATACGATGAAAGACATTGGTGATATGGAGAAACGTCTCACCAACGTTGAATATTATACTGCATTATCTTTACTAGAAGTTAAAGCAGAAAATACCGCTTCTTATGACGAGAATGGTTTTGATAGATTAAAGAATGGTTTCGTTGTAGATGACTTTACTGATCATAAGATTGGTGATGTTAATAGTGCAGATTACAAATGCTCTCTAGATTTCAAAGAAGGAATCTTGAGACCTTCTCACTTTACACAGAATGTCCCTCTAAAAATTAACCAAACAAAATCAACTAATGTTACAACAACTCCTGCAAACATTTGCATGTTACCATATACAGATGTTGAAATCGTTAAGCAACCCTATTGTTCGCGATCCGAGAACGTTAACCCATTTAACGTCTTTACTTTCATCGGGCGTATTGATCTTAATCCTACATCAGACGACTGGATCGAAACAAATAGACTTCCAGCTAGAGTAGAGAATGTAGAAGGAGATTTTTCATCAGTACAGAATGAGTTAAACATTGATCCTAATACAGGTTTTGCACCTATCCAATGGGGTGGTTGGGAAACTAACTGGGTTGGAGAAAGTCTAATTTCTACAGATACCATCATCAACAGGACTGGTAGTCATAGTGGTGGAGGTACTTGGGTCGGCACAAGACATCAAGGTCTTGAATTTATTCACGAAAGACGCACATTTGCAGTAACAGAAAATCAGTCTAGACAAGGTATTAGGACAAGAATTGTACCTAAGATTGAAAGAAGATCTATGGGTGACACAATACTATCACAAACTGCTGTCCCATGGATCAGATCTAGAAACATTGCATTTGATGTTTATAGAATGAAACCAAGGACTAGAGTATATGCATTCTTTGATGGAGTTGATATTACAGCATACATTACACCTAAAGTAATTGAGTTAAACAAGACAGGTAGTAACAGTAATATTATTAACGAAGTTATAACTGCACCAGGTGCTAATACATTTAACCAACCTTCTGACAGCACGATTGATAATAGTAACCAAATACCATTTGTGGTAGGTGAGACTGTTGTTGGTATTGATAGTGGCGTGAAGATAAAAGTTGCTGAGGCAAATGATGCATATGTAACTACACCATATGGCACAGGTGCTGCAACATTACCTACATCATATGCATCTAACACCAACATATTAAATATTGACGTCGATGAGATGGCGTCTACTGCTAATGGTGAATTCCAAGGTAACATTAAAATTGGTGAATTACTTGTAGGACAAACATCAGGTGCTGCTGCATATGTTAAAGACCGTCGTCTATTGACTGATAACGTTGGTAACTTTAAAGGCACTTTCTATATTCCATCTCCTAAACTTGACTCCAATCCACGTTGGTCAACAGGTACAAGGACTATTAGATTGACAACTAGTCCTGCAAACGAAAGGACACCTGGCACAGTTGACTCATCTGCTGACGTAGAATACAGAGCAACAGGTACATTGCAGACTGTTAGAGAAAACATTCTTGCAATTAGAAATGCTGAGATCGTCCGTGACACAGTTAGTGATGAAAGAGTATTAACAAATTCTACTAGGACTGAGACTAGACAGATTGGTTGGTATGACCCTCTTGCACAATCATTCATTGTGGATGAAGAAGGTGGTATTATGATTACCTCTGTTGATCTATTCTTTAGGACTAAGGACTCCAACATTCCTCTTTCCATGCAGATAAGGACTATGGAGAATGGTAATCCTACTAAAGATATCTTACCTCTATCTGATATTACGGTTAACGCTGCAGATGTTGAGATATCAGAAAGTGGATTGATTCCAACAAGATTTACATTTAGATCTCCTGTTTATATTAAACAGTCGGTTGAATATTGTTTTGTATTACTATCTGACTCTAACGAATATCAAGTCTGGATATCCAGAATGGGTGACGTAGAAAAATCAGGTAATAGGACAATATCTGAGCAACCATATGCAGGTGTGTTATTCAAATCACAAAACGCATCAACATGGACTGCTGACCAATATGAAGATCTTAAGTTTACAATTTACAAAGCAGGATTTGATACTAACGTAACTGGCACAGTAACACTTGAAAACGTTGAGATGGGTGAAACTAATGGTGGTTATACCAGATTAGTAGATAATCCAGTGGTTACTATCCAACCTGAGCAGGTATTGACATTACCATCAGGCACCTTTACTTACACAGTTGGTGCTAGATTAACACAATCACCATCAGGTGCATCTGCTACTGTGGCAGCATTTGATTCAACATCATCACCTAATACTATTACTATCAACGATATATCAGGTATATGGTCTGCAGGTTTCTTAGATGCAAGTAGTAACGCATTCCAAGGAATTGTATCTTCTCAGGCGACCGCGATTTTCCAGTTGTCTACAGTGTCTAACGGTGACTTCTCACCTAGACCTAATCCTGCAACAGGTACTGCAACTACAACAAACGACATTATAACTGGATCTACATCCAATTCTACTGCAAGAGTCACAGCATATTATGCAACAGGAGATACTCTCCCTGACGGTGGTGGCACTGCATCTAATCCCGTATTATATGTAAACTATGTTGATAAAGACTTCGACCTTGCAGACACTCTCTCGGAGAATGGTGGGGTTGTCACTGCTACTATTACCTCTGTTGCCTATAGTGGAGACACAAGGAATAACTACCCTGTTTCGGCACCATCATATCAGGCGAAGGATCGTAAAGTCCTCGTGTATCACAAGAATCATTGTATGCACCAACGTACCAACAATGTTGACGTCAAAGGTATAATTTCAGAAGTCCCACCAACAACGTTGACTTCTTCGTTGGCAGCAGGTGCTACATCTATTAACGTAGAGAGTGCAATAGCATTCCATACACAAGTTAATGGACAAGCAATCGGTAACTTAAATCCTGGTTTCTTGATGATCGGTAGCGAGATTATTCAATACTCTGCTATCGCTACAGATGGTAAAGTAATTACAGTTGCAACATCTGGTAGAGGAGCTAACAGCACTGCTGACCAAGATCATCCTACTGGATCACCTGTAATTTGTTATAACCTTGATGGTATTCCTCTTACAGAAATCAACAAGGTACATGATGGAATAGAAGATCCATGGATGGATCATTACTTATTGAATACTACATCCGTTGCTAACAACGGTATTAGGGGTGGTGGTCTTATGGCAATGGCATCTCAAAACTATCAATTTGAGACTCTACGTCCATCAGTTGCTAACTTAGTATTCCCAGAAACAAGTCTTGTTGCTCGTGTAAATACTACTAGCAGCACCTCCGTTGGAGACGGCACGGCGGTTGTGGATCAAGCATCCTTCGTAAACAACGGTGCATATTATGACATCACACTAAATACAGAAAATTACTTTGCAACTCCTCAGATGATCTGCTCTAAGGTTAATGAGGATAATAAGTTGGGTGGTAATAAAAGTATATCTCTTGACTGCACATTAAATACTGAGAATCCTAACGTTTCACCATATGTGGATCTTGATAGGACATCTCTTATCACGATTAGCAATAGAATCAACTACTGGCCAGGTGGTCCTCAACCTCTCGGTATCAACAGTTTGATTGAATCTACTGCAAATGTATCTTTAGAGCCTAGTGGAGATCAAAACGACGCTGTTTATCTCACAAGAATAGCAAACCTTGCTCAACTTTCACGCACACTTAAGATTGATTTTGGTTGCTATCGCCCACAAGGGACTGAAACAAGAGTTTATATTAAGACTTTTGAATCAGGAAGTGAAGTTGATCCTAATACAATCAGCTATGTAGAGATACAACCTAAGGTTGATATTCCTGCGTCGGACGTTTTTGAATTTAGAGATTATTCTTACGAAGCAACTGGACTTAATTTCAACGCTTTCCAAGTGAAGATTGTAATGAGGTCTAGAAATCAAGCATCTGTCCCTCAGATTATTGATTTTAGGTCTACAGCACTCGCTACTTAAAGTACCTAAACTTCGATCCCGAAAACCGACAAGCTTAGTCTACTTATTATTTTATCATTTGTCAAGCTATGGACTTTAGAAAACTCATTCCTGTTGATGGAAAAGAGGGTTGGTATCGTGATCCCCTGACAAATGCCATCATAAACAACAATACATCAGAATACGAAAAATACATGCGTGCCTATAACAAGCGGGCAAAACAGGAAGTCACAATAGAGACTTTACAAACTGAAGTTGATGAAGTAAAATCAGATCTAAAGGATATTAAAGGTCTACTCAAATCATTATTGGAGCTACAAAATGACAGCAACTAAAACTGAATCTCTTTCTAAGGAAGAGCTTCTTGATCAATTCAAGACTCGTTACGAAAAGTTGATTGGTGAAAACAAAGAATTGACTGACAAAATTCGTCAAAACGAGCAGACAGCACTTAAACTATTAGGTGCAATCGAAACATTAGAATATCTATCACCTGAGAAACTAGCTGCAACAACAGAGGTCACTGAGGACATAAATAGTCCAGAATAACATAGTGTGCAGTTGCAAGGATCCTTTAAGCAATGGCAAATAGACTACAACTAAGACGTGATGGTGCTCAGCAGTGGGCAAACATTAACCCGATACTTGCTCAGGGTGAGTTAGGTATTGAGATTGACACGTCTAGAATAAAAATTGGTGACGGTGTTACTCCGTGGAATAGTTTACGCTATGAGCGTCCACTAGAAACGGAATCTAATACTGCGAACACTCTTGTTAAAAGGGATGCTGACGGTAACTTTGAGGCAGGTGCAATCACTGGATCTCTGGTAGGTAACTCAGCAACAGCAACTAGATTAGCAAACGCAAGACAAATCACTCTTGGTGGTGACATGTCTGGTAGTGGTACTTTTGATGGATCTGCAAACTTAACCATTACTGCCGAGTTGAATTATCAGCCAGGCTTACCTCATTATGATGCCAATGATTTAGATGCTACAGGGACATATACACAGATAACACTAGACTCTCGTGGTCGTGTTACTTCTGCTACTAACCCAACAACTTTATCAGAATATGGTATTGCTGACGCTCAGGCAGCAGACACAGATTTACAATCTATAGCAGACATGACATCCTTTGGTTTGATGTCACGTCAAGCGGAAGGTACAATTACAACTAGGACACTAACAGGTGGATCTGGTCGTTTAGTAATTAATAATGGTAACGGTCAAAGCAGTAATCCATTCATTGACCTTGCTGATACTACAGTTATAGTTGGTTACTACAACCCTACAGGTAACTTAGACACTCCACTAGTATCGGTAAATTTACCCGACGACGATACTGTAAACACAACAGAATTTACAGTAGACAGATATGGTCGATTAACACAAGCACAAACCATTCCAATCGCTACCGCTACACAAGGTAGTGAGGTAAGTGCATTCGACAACTCAACAACTTACGCTCGCTATGCAAAAGTCAAAAATGCAAGTAATCGCTTGTATGAGGCTATCGCTGCTATCAGTTCTGGAGGCGGTGAGCCTACACACACGGACACCTCCGACACAGGGTCTTGGCGTTATTTGGGAACTGCTGTAACCCCACAAAAGGGTTTAGCATCTTTCAATCAAGAGGACTTCGATGTAACAGCATGGAATCCTGCAAGTGGATATGAAGGTGGTTTTGTAACCATCGCTGAAAATGGAGTAGATAATCTACAACTACAAAATAATAGAATCTCTTTTGCTGATGGTAATACAAAAGAGGATTTTGAATTAGATCAGGAGTTAACATCAACTACTGGTTATAGAGGATTTAATTACCTTAACTATACGAAGGTAAACGATACAACTGGTAACTTACTCTTTGGTGTTAATAATACTGGTGATGGTAGTGGTGGGACTCAACAGTTAGTTACTACGATAGCAGTCACAGTAGGTGTAGATAATGTCGGTGGTCAAGCAACAGGTGTATTTTATCTTGATGCTGTAGAGAAACCTAGCATTGGTCTTAAGAGAGGAGTAACATACATCTTTGACCAGTCAGATAATAGCAATGAAGTATACAATGGGATGAATCACCCATTGATGTTTAGCACAGGATCTGATGGTGACCATAATGGTAATGGTCATTATATGGATGGTGTCACCTATAAGTTAGATGGTGCTGTCGTTAACATGGCAGGGTATGTAAGTGGTTTTGATGCTGCTACAACTCGTGTTGCAGAAATTTTAGTGCAGACTGATGCACCTGCAAGTCTATATTATTGGTGTCATCACCATACAGGACAAGGTAATAGTTTAACTATCACTGATGGTGGTGCAGGAGAGGTTGATATTAATGTAAGGACTTACTTCTCTGATGCAGATATTACTTTAGATGGTGCAATCGATCAGGCTCTAGACAAGACTGGTGATGGTAATCTTACTTTCCAACACACACAAAATACAACAGAAAATCGCACTCTATTAATTAATGCGACAAATGCAGGTAGTGGTAATGCTCTTATCAATATCACTTCTGAAAATGATATTACTATCAATGCCACAAACGTTGCTAATAGAGTCAACGTAGAGGACTTCCATTTCCAAGACAACGTTATTTCAACTACCAACTCTACGTTGATAATTGATCCTAATGACGATGATGGTGCTACTGGTCTTGTTAGAGTCCGTGGTGATCTTCAAGTAGATGGCACAACTACAACTGTAAACTCAACTACATTAACAGTCCAAGATCCTATCATTACTTTAGGTGGTGAAGATACTCTTGTATCAGATGATAACTTAGACCGTGGTGTAGAATTTAGGTACTATGATACACAAGAAAGATTCGGATTCTTCGGGTGGGACGAAGATTATGCAGACTCTAACATATGGTCTGGCACTGGCGGGTATCGCTTCCTCTACAATGCGACCAACTCTTCTGAGACATTTACTGGGACTGACGCTCCTATCATTGGTGGTAACCTCAGATTAACAACTAACACTTCTTCTACTTGGAAGACACCTACAACAGGTACACTAGTTGTAACTGGTGGTGCAGGTATTTCTGAAAATCTTAACGTCGGTGGCACAACCCACTTGAATGGTAACGTTGAGATTGATGGCACTGTTGACATAGATGCAAACTTCGCTGTTAGAAATGGCACTACTGATAAGGTTACTATCGAAAGTGCTACAGGTAACACAGTTATTGAAGGTACAGTTGACATTCAGTTACAAACAACTATAACTGATGGTCTTCTTTTACAAGCAGATAATAAAAAATTCGAGATTAAAACTGCAGGTGGCACTAGTGTATTTGATATTGATACAGATAATGGTAATACACATACAGATGGCACATTAGATGTAGATAGTGGAGTAACATTTAATAGCACTCTTGATGTAGATTCTGCTGTTACGTTTAATTCAACATTGGATGTTGATAATGATTCAGTATTCCATGATGATATTACACTTGATACCACTGGTAAGAATTTCAAGATTACAAACGGCACTGATGATAAATTTACCGTCCTTTCTACAAATGGTAATACAGATATCAGAGGTACACTTACTGTAGGATCTGCAGTAGTATTAGAAAATAATTTCCAAGTAGATGGCAACGCTACTATTGGTAATCAATCTAGCGATACATTAACAGTTAACTCAGACACTACCCTTACAGATAACCTTACAGTTAATCAAGCGGTAGATTTTGATTCAACTCTTAATGTGGATCAGGCAGTAGATTTTAATTCTACTTTAACTGTAGATGGCACAACCACAATCTACGATTCTATAATCTTACAGTCTGATAACGAAGTCTTTAATATCAACAATGCTTCTGGTCAGATACAGTTTGCAGTTGATAGTGATAATGGTAATACAATAATTGGTCGTGTTGGACAAGGCACAGGTACTTTAACAGTCCACGGTGACGCAACCTTTAATGACAATACACAGTTTACTGACAACGTAACTATCGGTAATGCAAACACCGACACTCTTACAGTTAACAGCGACACAACTCTAACTGACAATGTTAGAATCAATGGGTCACTAACTGTTGACACAAATGCTATAATAGAAGGTAACCTAACTGTTAACGGCACAACAAGCACAGTTAATTCTACTGTTGTTACGTTAGACGATCCTATTATTACTTTAGGTGGTGACACTGCTCCTTCATCTGATGATGCTAAGGATCGTGGTGTTGAGTTTAGGTATTACGATACTCAAGCAAGACTAGGATTTTTTGGTTGGGATAACTCTGCAGAAAGATATGCACTTTACCATGCTGCTACTAATTCATCAGAGGCATTCACAGGCACAAGATCTGGTCTAGATGCAGGATCAATTAAATTATTTGACACAACAAATGCGACAAACTCTGCTACTGGGACTCTCATCGTTGGGGGCGGTGTTGGTATTGGATTGGATCTCTACGTTGGAGACGATCTCGTCGTCACAGACGATGGATCATTTGGTGGAGATGTCAGTATCACTGGCACGCTCGATGTAACCAATGACTTTGCAATTAACTCTACTAAGTTTACTGTAGATGCAGGCACAGGTAACACCATTGTCCAAGGGACATTACAAGTTGATGGTAATGCTACTATCGGTAATGCTTCTGGGGACTCACATGTAGTTACAGGTGGAGTTACATTTAACCAAGCGATTATATCAACAGATATTACTGCCGATAACATTAAGATCGGTGTTGATGGATCGAGCGAAATTTCAACAACCTCTGGAAATCTAATATTAGATTCAGCAGGTGGCACCGTTAATATCACAGATGATGCTGACGTAGACGGAGACTTAAATGTTGACGGTAATACTAAGGTTGATGGCACTCTTACTGTCGATGGTAATACTACTATCGGTAACGCATCAGGAGATGCTCACGAATTCACTGGCACGGTTACATTTAACCAAGCAATCACCTCCACAGACATCACAGCAGACGCCATCAAGATCGGGGTCGATGCTAACAATGAAATTAGTACCACAGCTGGTGACCTTATCCTCGACTCTCAGGCAGGAAAGGTACACATCACAGATAATGCTGAGGTAGATGGTAATCTACAAGTTGATGGTAACTCAACATTAGGTGATGGCAGCAGTGACACATTAACTGTTAATGCAACTTCAACATTTAACGCTGCAATTACATCTACAGACATCACTGCTGATAACATTCAGATTGGTGTTAGTGGATCTTCTGAGATTGATACATCTCTAGGTAACTTAACTATTGACTCTGCAACAGGTGAAACTATTGTAGATGATAACTTAACTGTAAATGGCACAGCAGATATCAATCTGTTGACTACAATTACAGATGGTCTAGTAGTTAAGGCAGACAATAAGCAAGTCCAGATTCAAACTGCTGCAGGACTAGACAAATTTACTATTGATACTGACAATGGTAATACAGATATTCAAGGCACACTTAATGTCGAGGGTGCTACAACCATTGACGATACTTTCAATGTCACTCAAGCAACTGATCTTGATAGCACTCTAAACGTAGATGGTGCAGCGACATTCCAAGATGACGTCACAATAAACGCTGATAATAAAACATTTAAGATCCAGAATAACTCTGGTGTCGATAAGTTTACAGTAGATACAGATAACGGAAACGTAGTAACTCAAGGCACATTAGAAGTTACAAGCACAACAACTTTAGTTGATAATGTAACTGCACAGGCAAGAGTTGATCTTACTAAGAATGAGAATCCTACATCTCTAACTGCTAACGCTCCATTAATGATTCCTAATGGTGGTGCAACCATTGGTGAGGATGTCTTTATCGGACAGACTCTAAAATTAGGACCTAACGCTGCAGAGACAATTACATTAGCAGGCACAACTGGTAATGCAACTATTGGGGGCACACTTGGTGTTACAGGTATTACAACACTAACCACCCTAAACTTAGGAAGTCTCACATCTAGTGGTGCTGCTAACATCGGCGGTAGTTTGATTGTTAACACAAACAAATTTAGTGTTGCATCTGCAAGTGGTAACACTGATATTGCAGGCACATTAGATGTCCAAGGTGCAACTGTCATTGACGATACATTGAATGTCACACAGAATGTTGACTTTGATGCTGACCTCAATGTAGATGGTAATTTACAACTTGATGGCACATTTACTTTAGATAGCACATCATTATTCAAAGATAGTATTGTATTAAAGGGATCTACTAAGACTCTTAAATTACAGAATGGTAGCAGCACAACTAAGATTGAGTTGCAATCAACCTCTGGTAACATCATAGCGGGTGGTCTTACAACTACTAACTCTCTTGACGTTACAACTAACACCACTATCGGAGGCACACTTGGTGTAACAGGGCAGATCACTGGTAACATAACAGGTGATCTAACAGGTACTTCTGACAAGACTCTACTCTCTGATATCACAGATACTACAACATCTAACCTTACATACTTCCCAACATTTGTTTCTACAAACAATGGTTTCACTGAGATCCGCACAGACTCTACAAACCTAACATATAATCCTGGCACAAACAGATTAACTGTTACAAACTTCAGATCAACAACTGACTTTGAAGTCCAAGGTAACTTGAATATTACAGGTAACATTACTTACGGTCAGGCACAAGTTGGTAGTATCGCAAACCATGATACTGATGCTCTTGCTGAGGGATCTACAAATCTATACTTTACTGACGAAAGAGTTGACGATAGAGTTAATTCTCTAATCGTAGGTGGCACTGGTATTACTGCGACTTATGATGACGCAGGTAACATGTTGACCTTAAGTGCAACACAGGCAGATATAAATACCGACAATATAACAGAGGGATCTACAAATCTCTTTACCACTGCTGCTCGCACTAGGAGTCATTTCACATATGGCACAGGTATTACACATAACAGTGGCACACTTTCTGTTACTCAGGCTGATATCGACACCGATAATGTCACAGAAGGATCCACAAATCTATTTACAACTGCTGCTCGCACTAGAGGACATATCTCTGTTAGCGGAGACCTAGGATATAATGCTTCTACAGGTGTTATCTCATACACAATCCCAACAACTATCGCATCTCTATCTAACCATGATACAGATGATGTAGCAGAGGGAGCAACTAACAAATATTATACAGATGAGAGAGTTGATGACAGAATCGATGCTCTTATCATTGCTGGTACTGGTGTTACTAAAGTCTATGACGATGGTGCTAACACATACACATTATCTGTTACACAGGCAGATGTTAACACTGACACAGTAACTGAAGGATCAACAAATCTATTCACTACTGCTGCTAGGACAAGGACTCACTTTACATACGGCACAGGAATCACACATAGTAGTGGTACTCTTAGTGTTACTCAGTCAGACATTAATACTGATAATATTACTGAAGGATCGACTAATGTATTCTTCACTAATGCTAGAGCAGATGCTCGTGTAGTTGCAGGTATTACTGGAAAACTTGATGCTTCTGCAATTAGCACATTTGGTCTAACACTAGTTGATGACGCAGATGCTTCTGCTGCCAGATCCACATTAGGATTAGGTAGTGCTGCTACCACTGCTGCATCTGCATATGCAACTGCTGCACAAGGTACACTTGCTGCCTCTGCTACACAACCAGGCGACTTGGGTGCTGTTGCCACATCTAATGATTATGATGACCTAAGCAACAAACCTTCATTATTCTCTGGTGCATATAATGACCTAACTGGTAAACCTACATTATTCTCTGGTGCATATAATGACTTAAGTGGCAAACCTACATTAGGCACTGCTGCTGCAACTGCATCAACTGATTATGCTACTGCTGCACAAGGTGCTCTTGCTGCATCTGCATTACAGGCAGAAACAATTACATTAGCTACACTCAAGTCTACAGTCGCTGCGTCCGCTGACTTTGCTGACTTCCAGACTAGAATCGCTGCTCTATAATTAAATGGCAACTCCTACCTCTAAAGCTACTCTCAAAGAATACTGTCTTCGTAGACTGGGTAAACCAGTCTTGGAGATCAACGTGTCTGATGATCAAGTTGATGATGCGATTGATTATACCTTACAGAAGTTTCAACAGTATCACTATGATGGGGCACAACGTTGCTACTTAAAGCATAAGGTTACACAGGATGTTATAGACAGAAGTGAATCAAATGCTTCTTATACTTCTAAGGCAGGAAATGATACATGGTCAGAAGGTAATGGTTATATAGAAATCCCAGATCACATCCTATCGATTGAAGGGATTTTTTCTTTTACAGATAAAGGCACATCAAACATGTTTGATATTAGATATCAGATGCGTTTGAATGACTTATATGATTTTACATCTACACAGTTTTATCATTACTATATGATACAACAACACCTTTCTACCATTGACTTTTTGTTAGAAGGTATTAAACCAGTAAGATATCATTCAGTGCAAGACAGATTATATCTAGATTTTGATTGGCCACAAGATGCACAGTTAGATCAGTATATAGTTATCAAAGCATGGAGAGCGTTAGATCCAACAACATGGACAGAGATATACAATCAGATGTGGGTTAAAGATTATGCCTCTGCTAAAATTAAAAAGCAATGGGGACAGAATCTAACAAAATTCCAAAGCGTGCAGATGCCAGGTGGAATAACTCTTAATGGTGAAATGATTTACAATGATGCAGTAGAAGAGTTAAAAAATTTAGATGAGCAACTACGCACAGTTTGGGAAATACCACCTCTAGACATGATCGGATAACATGGCACTCAACACATTCTTTACACAAGGGACTACTGGCGAGCAGAATTTAGTCGGTGACTTAGTTACTGAGCAAATTAAGATGTTCGGTAAGGATGTATATTATATTCCTAGGACTATTGTAAAGAATGATGATACATTTGGTGAGGACACTTTAAGTAAGTTTGAAGGTGCATTTTTAATAGAAGCATACATTGAAGATGCCTCAGGATTCCGTGGCGACGGAGATATGTTTAGTAAGTTTGGTGTAAGAATATCAGACCAGATTACTTTTATAATATCACGCACAAGATTTACAGAAGCAGTAGATGATAACGCACAATTAATTGTAGAAGGTAGACCAAACGAAGGTGATCTAATTCACTTCCCTATGGCAAACAAAACTTTTGAGATACAGTTTGTTGAGCACGAGCAACCTTTCTATCAGTTAGGTAAAGTGCATGTATGGGGTTTGCGTTGTGAGCTATTCGAGTACAGCGACGAGGATATCGATACTGGTGTTGCTGCTGTTGATCAGATTGAAGTTGACTTCTCTGTTGCAGTTACAGTCAACTTTGCAACAGGTGGCAGTGGTGACTTTACAGTTGGAGAAGTAGTTGCAGGTGGCACATCAAATGTTACAGCAGAGGTTAAGTCTTGGGATTCCACAACCAGACAACTTCAAGTCTACAACAGATCGGGTATATTTACGATTCCCGAAACTGTTACTGGCCAAACATCTGGAGCTGCTTGGACTTCTGCATCATACAATACACTAAATAATACGAGCAGTGAATTCGATCAAAATTCTGCGTTTGAAACTAACGCTGATGGTATCCTAGACTTTAGTGAGGGCAACCCATTTGGTGAATTCGGTAATAAAGGAAGTAGTCTCTAATGCTAGGCACATATTCATATCACGAGATTTTTAAGAAGACAGTTATCGGTTTCGGTACTCTGTTTAATAACATAGAGCTTAGACGCACGTCTGGATCTAAAACTGAGGTAATGAAAGTGCCTCTCGCTTACGGTCCTAAACAAAAGTTTCTTGCTCGTCTCGCACAACTAGGAGATCTAACTACAAAAGATAGGACACAGATAACATTACCTAGAATATCTTTTGAAATAGGAGCAATACAATACGATCCCACAAGAAAATTATCACCAACTTCATATATAAGACACACAAGTGGAGATAAAACCAATAAAGGTTTTATGCCAATTCCTTATAATGTTAACTTTGAATTGGCAATTCTATCTAAGAATCAAGATGATGCCTTGCAGATTCTTGAGCAAATTCTTCCACACTTCCAACCTAGTTTCAATATTACAATGAATCTAGTTGCTGAGCTGGGAGAAAAAAGAGATTATCCAGTCACACTTTTGAGTGTGGAATATGATGATCAATATGAAGGTGACTATGACACACGTCGCACACTGATATACACCTTACAGTTTGTCGCAAAGACGTACTTGTACGGACCTGTCGCTGACAAAACAGGTGAAGTTATCACGAAGGCGATTGTTGATTATGCAACCGATGCTAAGGTTACCGCTCCTAGAGAGGTACGTTACACAGTTACACCTGATCCTGTTGACGCAGATCCAGATGATAACTTCGGATTTAATGAGCTTTACAGTGAGTTTACAGATGGAAAGTCCAGAAACCCAACCACAGGAACAGACGAGTAAGTTTGACGGTATAGCTGACGCAATGGATGTGTCAACTGATATCATCAAACCCCCTTCGGCGAAGCCAGAAGTCGTGGAAACGGCGACTAAGGATCAGCTCAAAAAAGATTATGAATATACTCGTGGTAATCTATACTCTCTTATCGATAAAGGACAAGAGGCTGTAGATGGTATATTGGAATTAGCACAAGAGTCTGACCAACCTCGTGCATATGAAGTTGCAGGTCAGTTGATTAAACATGTAGGTGATGTTGCTGACAAGTTAGTAGACCTACAAAAGAAAGTTTCTGACATAGAAGCACCTAAGAAAAAAGAGGTCAATACAACAAACAATACTATGTTTGTAGGTAGCACAGCAGATCTCGCCAAGTTTCTAAAGCAGCAACGAGATAAATAGAAAAGTAGGAGAATCTTTACCCATGTCAGTATTAAATGTAATTGACACCCAAACAGTATCAGGTAGTGGCACCAGCTACATCGTGGTTAAAACTGGTGTCTTGAGATGTCTTGCGACATCTGCGTCTTCGATTCAAGTCGATGGCGGTCCCGCTATTACTTTGGTTGCCAATGAAGCATTATTAATTTCATGTGGTAAATCAAAAGGTGCTAAGATTGCAGCAGCAACAGACGCTGCAGCAATGGTAGTCACTGCAGAGGGATATTCTGGTGGTGGTCGTCACACATTTAGTGTTGGTGATTACATACAAACAGTTGATGGTGGTGACACAGACGGATTCACATCCGATTTTGAAACTGCAGCATCTGCAGGAAAACAAGTTACAGCAGTAACATCATCTACTATCACTACTAATTATGACTCATCAGCAGCAAGTGGAGACTATTCACTCAGTGCAGCAGACGCAACTGCAGGCACTGTGCCACTCATCCAAAGAACAGTTAAACTCACAGCAGGAAGTGCAAACGTTATTGTTGAGACAGTCCAGATTGTCGGAGGATAATCCATGCCCGCCGTCTCCAAAAAACAACAAAGATTCTTCGGGATGGTTAGACAAGCTCAGAAAGAGGGTCAGGCGAAAGCTTCCTCACCTGAGGTTGCCAGAGTTGCTTCCCGCATAAAAAAATCCGATGCGAAAGACTTCGCATCTACAAAACACAAAGGTTTACCTGAGAAAAAGAAAATGAATGAGGAAGGTTACGATCATTACAGAGACAACATCCTTATGAAAGGTGGAGACCATAGGTCAAAGGAGACTAAGAATAGGTCTTATACTCCTAGTAAACCTATGAAAGGTAAGACTGCTGCACAAAAAGCAGCGAAAGGTAAATCTGCACTAGAGATAGTGAAAAAATCTATTACCGACAAATATGGAAAAGGTGCCATTATGAATTTAAAAAAAGAAGGGACTGCCTACGGCATCTATAAAGGTGACGGTAAGATGAAGATTGGTGCAAAGAAAAAAGAAGATAAGAATAAGCAAGAAGTAAAGGCAGTGCCTGCTGATACTATGGAAGGTATGTATGATATTGATCCTAAGACTGGCAAGTCACCTGTAGCATCTTCAGTTGAAAAAGGAAACAAAAAGACAGGTGATAAGAGACTTAGACATTTTGCTAAACTTGCAAAGAAAATGGTGGGTGAGGCATACGGTGGCAAGGGTGTATCAAGACAGGCAAGATTAAAATCTATTCATCCTCCAACTGCAAAGGCAGCTATCAAAAATATTCCTACAGAAACTGATAGAGGTTCTGGTAATAAAGCAAATAGAAGAATACCAGAAAATAAAAGAGCAGGAGTGATTCCTAAACCAACAAATCCTTCAAACGTAATACCAGAGGCAAAGGTAGATAAAGGTCGTAGCGATTACGGTAAAGCATCTATCAGAAATTATAGGAGAATGGGTCCTGGTCATGACGATCCTGGTATGTTTGACCCCTCAGGTAAGAGAGGAAAGACTATTGAAAAGCGTAGAGAAGAGCACAAAGCACGTCGTGGTGTGAAAGGTGCTAAGGTGCCTGCATACAAGGTTGAAGAAAAGGATACTTCAGCAATGAAAAAATTCCTTGATGATAAAGCAAAGAAATTAGAGAAGAAAAGAAATTCACAATCTGATGCTGCTAAAAACAATCCTCATTTTGATAGCACATCTTCCATGCCTAGAAGTAGATCATATGCAGGTCTACAATTAAATGGTGACAGTAGACTTGGTAAAATCTTAGAAGGTATAACAGCGAAAGAGCGTATGAAAAGAGACGCAGGTGCTATCGCTAAGAAAAAGATGAGACAGAAAGAGCATAACAAATATGTTAATTTCTTAAATGTTGATGAGGCATTACATCCTAACGTAGCAAAGAATGATGCTATTAATAAGGCAAATGCTATGAAGCGTGCAAAGGAGAGGGAAGCATCTAAACCTTCTGCTGATGTAATTGCTGCTAGAAAGCGTCAGTATAAAGGTGGTAGTGACTATACTACTGCTGACAAAAAGAAAGTTATTCAGTCTTATAAAAAAGAAGAGACTATCCTAGAAACACCAAAGGGTGACGCAGGAAAAGACACACCAACTAAACAGGCAGATAGAGCTGCTCGTAGTTATGGTAGTGGTTACGGTGCAAAGTATAATGCTCCTGCTCGTAAGACTATTCATAAAATGAAGAGAGGAGTTAAGAAGTATAAGGGTGAGAAGGAAAATAATGATGGGTCTACAAAGATGACCAACTTCATTGATGATAGAAAGTCTCA